AATGTGAATCAGTAGCAGTTAGTATTGCTTGTAAGCATACATGTTGCTCACATAGAGGTATTAAACACGGTTCTACTATGACTACAAATAAGTTTAGTGGTGTGTTTATGGAAAAAGATAATTTAATTAGAGAAGAATTCTTACACGCGATTGAAGTAAATGGAACAAAATTCTAATATGAACAAAAGATTTATTACCTGGGACTATATTGAGACTGCTGTGAATAACATAGCGTCTCAAATAGAATCCAGTGGGCTAGATATTCAATATATATTTGGAATGCCTAGAGGAGGATTAATACCTGCTGTAATGTTATCTCATAAATTAAACATTCCATTATTTAAATTTGGAATGGTACTAGATAGTAAAGTACTAATAGTAGATGATATCTGCGATTCAGGACTAACATTACACAAGTATAATGTTCCAACAGCAACAATTCATACAAAAGAATCTGCATCCGTACAACCAACATTCCACTACGAAGTAGTAGATAAAGATTGGATAGTTTATCCATGGGAAAGAGCAGATTCAAAAACAATACAAGATTATGCAACCAAAGGAGAGTAAAACAAATTGGCATTTTTCAATTAGTTTCGCTAAATCATTAATCAGAATGGGTGCCTGTATTGGGCTTCTATTTAGTACTGGAATATTTGTTCTAGGAATGATAATAGCTGAAGTACTTGGAATTGTAGAAGAACTTTAATAAATTTAAAATATGTTAAACGCAAAACAAATTGTAGACGAGGGTCTATTATTATTAGAAACAACACAAGGTAAACCGGCACAAGTAGGTTATGACTTATCACTTAAAGCAGTACAGAAAGTTGGTAATAAAATTGGTGGTAATTTTATAGCGGATGGTAAAATTGGTAAAGTACTAAAAGATAAAACTGAATTAACCACATATACCCCATTTGAATCTATCAAATTAGATGGTGCTGAAGGATGGTTATTATATGAAGGTGTATACGATATTACATTTAATGAAGGTTGTAAAATACCTGATAATCGTGTAGCATTCATTAAGCAACGCTCATCATTATATCGTAACGGTGCAATTATCAACAGTCCTGTATTTGACCCAGGATTTGAAACACAATATATGGGTACATTATTGTATGTTCATGAAACTATATTCATTGAAAAAGATGCTCGTGTAGCACAAATCTACTTCCACGAATGTAATGGTGCTGAATTATACAATGGACAATGGCAAAATGATAAACAGAGAAATTCATTATAATAAATGGATAATCTAGTAAAAAAAGTTTTAGATAGTGGGGGTTCTATTACCCCCCTACTAATACCCTCTGATTTAACAAACGGAACAGGTTTAATGAACCCATCAATATACGTTGATAAGGGTAAATTAATCCTTAATCTCCGTCACGTTAATTATACACTATATCACTGCGAAGGAGAACAATTATTTATTAATCGTTGGGGTCCCTTATCATACCTAAACCCAGAAAACGATATCCACTTAAGAACAACAAATTGGCTTTGTGAGCTAAACGATGATCTAACAATTAAAAATTGGAACAAAGTAGATACATCAAAGCTTGATGTTGAGCCTGTTTGGGAATTTATTGGATTAGAAGATGGTAGATTGGTAAGGTGGGATGATAAACTATATTTGTGTGGTGTTAGAAGAGATACTAAAACTAATGGTGAGGGTAGAATGGAACTATCTGAACTAAAAAAACACAAAGAAGTAAAGCGTAGTAGAATAGAACCACCAAACGATCCAAACTCATACTGTGAGAAAAATTGGATGCCTATTATTGATATGCCTTATCACTTTGTAAAATGGACTAATCCAACTGAAGTAGTAAAGGTAAATCCTGAAACTAATACTTCTGAAACAGTAGTATTAAAAGAAGGTGTAGGTGAATTTCAAAATTTAAGAGGTGGATCTCAAATTATTCCTTATGGTGATGATAGAATCTGTATTATTCATGAAGTAGATTTATGGAAAAATAAATTAGAACAAAGAGACGCTAAATATACTCATCGACTAGTAATATGGGATAAAGACTGGAATATAAAACACATCTCAGAACCTTTTAGTTTTATGGGTGGTGAAATAGAATTCTGCTGTGGGTTAGCTAAATACCAAGACAATTTACTTATCACTTTTGGATTTCAAGATAATGCCGCTTATATATTGAAAATGCCAATTACTTTTCTAGATAATTTTATTAGAAATAATAAAAAATTAAATGGACTTAAACTAGCTAATTGTATTAGTTTAGAAAGTTCAAAAGATAGACAGTCAAAAACAATAGACGAATTCTGTAAATTTGGAACTGATGTTAAAATAATACAAGCATATGATGGTAGAGTAACGGATTATCAAAATAATCCCACAGTTGAAGGACTATACCTACACCAAATGGATTCGGGAGCAATAGCAACTGTATTATCACACTTGAAAGCTATTAAAGATTGGTATAACACCACAAACGAAGATTATGGTTTTTTTTGTGAAGATGATATGTTAATAAGCAATGCTAATAATTGGTTATTTAATTGGGATGATGTTATAAATAATTTACCTAAAGGTTGGAAAGCAATACAACTTTCTGTTATTAAAGATATAAAAGAAAGTGATATGAAATTAAACATTAGAAAATGGGATAATTGGGCATGTGGTGCTTATATATTGAGTAGAACTTATGTAAAAACAATAATAGATAAATATTATCCTAATGATAAATTTATATTAATAAATGATAATTTAATACCATTAGTTGAAAATATAATATACGGCGTTGAAAATAAAGACATCTACACATTACCTTTATTTACAGAAGATATTTCTTTTAAATCAACATTTTACCCAAAATTTATTGATACTGAATATAAAAATAGTCAAAAATCTAGTGCAGATTTTATAAAAAATTGGTGGGAAAAAATAGGCAAAACCAAAACAATTAAAGAATTATGCAAGATAGATTATTAAAAGCATATATTAATAATCCAAAAGACAGTAATATTAACTTTGAACTTGGATGTGAATATGAAGATATAGGACAAACAGCATCCGCTGCTGGTTATTATCTTAGAAGCATAGAATTTGGAAATGATAATAATAGAATTTACGAAGCATTACTAAGAATAGCTTTATGTTTTGAAAAACAAGGCAATAGAGTATTTACTATAAAAGGTATATTATTACGAGCAATATCGCTACTCCCAAAACGTCCTGAAGCATATTTCCTGCTTAGCAGAACATATGAACGAAATAAAGACTGGCAGGAAAGCTACACAATGGCTATTATTGGATATACATTAGCAACAGATGAACCTAATACCATTACAGATGTAGAATATCCAAATAGGTGGGTATTCTTATTTGAACAAGCAGTAGCAGGGTGGTGGATTGGATTACACGATGAATCAATACGTTTATTTAAAACACTGTTTATGGAATACAAACTTACACCACTATACAAAAAAGCAGTAATGAATAATCTTGATAATTTAGATAAGTAATATTTATAGGTATGCCTATAACGTTTATTAATACATCAGGAGCTGGTAACTTTACATTAGTTAATAATAGTAATAGTGGAAGTTTTATTTTAAATTCATCTTTAACCACAACAAGCACCACAACAACCACCACCACTACATCACCTGGATCATTTAACTACACCCCAGGCACTTTCTTTGATGTATTTACTCAACAATCTGGTGTTTCTTCTAGTATTGGTATTAATACTAATAACGGAGCTTGGCAATTATTTTATGCTAACCAACCAGTAACAATGTCTGCTGGTTCTGGAAATATTGGATTAGTACCTCATTCTAATGGTAGTAACTCATGGGCTTGGTATGTGGCTACTGGATCTGTAGATAACAGTACAGGTAGTTGGAGTACTGTAAGTACTATAACACCATCAAACTCATTTAGCTATACTGGTGGTACTTTAACAACATCATCACTTAACACCACTATCAGAATTCCAGCAAACAGATACTTCTTAATAGCTAACAGTGGTGGTCCATTCTATAGACAAGTTAGAGCATTAGCTAATAATAGAATAGGTAATGTTTCCGGATCAGCATTTGTAACAGCTATAAATAGAGTTGCTTTAGGTAACTGGCCTTCAGGTGGCACAACTACAATCCCAACACAATTCGGTGGTTCAGGCACAGGCTATACATTGTATACTGGGTCAGTACACGTAATGAGTGTTAAATTTACTCAATAAATTTGATTCTGTCAAGATAATATCTTATATTTAAGGTATGTATCAATCAATATTTTACGAGGGTAAACCCAACTATAAATTTCATTTACGCGACGATAAGAAAGGATGGACTGAATTTCAGTATACCATACCTCGCTTCGCTATTGACCCTAATGGTCAGTATCCAACATTAGATGGTAAACGAGCTAAAGCCGTTACCAAATATGAATGGAACGATAATCATCTATATGAGTCTGATATTGACAGACTAACCGCTGTATTAATTGATAAATACAAAGACAGCGATGATACCCCTGAATGGCAGAACATTATCTACTTCGATATTGAGTGTGAGATTGGGGGTGCCTTAACTACAGAATACATTAAGACAGCACCAATGAAGATTACTTCAATCTCATTGTACGATGCTACAGCTAAAAAATACTACTGTCTAATCTTAGACGAGAAAAAACAATTAACGTCTATTGATGAAGAAGATAAGCAGGTTATACCGTGTGATGATGAAGAACAGTTATTACGCTTATTCCTTGACTTATGGGAATCAGTTGATCCAACTATCATCACAGGATGGAATAGTGGATTCTTTGACGTTCCTTACCTGTATTATAGATTATGTAATGTACTAGGTAGAGATGAAGCTGCTCGTTTATCTCCAATTCGTAAAATTAAATTTACTGAATGGGATCAAGCTCAACCTATTGAATTAGGAGGTATTAATCACTTAGATTATCTACTACTATACAAAAAGTATAATCCTAAAAACGAACCATCTTATAAATTAGGTGATATAGGAACTAAATACGTTAAATTAGGTAAGATTGAATATGAAGGTAATTTAGATCGTTTATTTAGAGATGATGTAAATAAGTACATTGAGTATAATATTCGTGACGTTGAAATTATTATTGAATTAGAAAAGAAATTTAAATTCATAGAATTAACAGTTGCTATCTGTCATCTGTGCCACGTGCCTTATGAAATGATTTACTTATCAACTGTATTAAATGATGGTGCTATATTAACTTACCTAAAACGTAACAATATAGTATCACCAAACAAACCAACTACTACTAATCCATCACTTAAGGAAGCATATGAAGAATATGCAGGTGGATATTTAAAAGACCCAGTACCAGGATTATATGAATGGGTTATTGACTTAGACTTTACTTCACTTTATCCGTCTATTATTCGTTCTTTAAATATTGGTATTGAAACGTTCGTTGGGCGAATAGTAAATAGAGATAAATACGATAATAACTGGACATTAGATGATTTACGACAAATGGATCCTAATGAAGTGATTACTATTGAAAAACTAACAGCAAAACAAACAACACAACAAGCAGCAGTTAAAGTAGGTACTCTACTATCATTAATTCAAGAAAATGGATGGTTATTAGCAGCATCAGGTGCTATGTTTAGAACAGATCGCTCATCAGTAGTATGTGAAGTATTAACTGATTGGTTCAATAAACGTGTTGAATATAAGAATAAAATGAAGAAAGCATACAAATCAGGTGATGCTGTTAAAGGCGAATTCTATAATAGACGTCAACATGCTTATAAAATTAAATTGAATGACGTTTATGGTTGTTATGCTATTAATGGTTGGCGCTATACTGATGGTCATAAAATGATATCTAAAGCAATCACATTAACTGGTCAACGTGTAACTCAAGAATCAATTAAGTTTGTAAATGAATGGATGAATGAAAAATTAGGTACTGAAGATAAAGATTATGTAGTTACATCTGATACTGACTCATTATTCATTCAATGTAAGGATCTAGTATTACAACGCTATCCTGAAACATCAACTAAGGACGAATACATTAAAGCAGTATTAGAAATTGCTACTGAAATACAAACAGCAGCAAATAATAATATTGATAGAGTAACTAGAGATTACTTTAATGTTGGTACACGTGATCATTACTTTGAGTTAAAGCAAGAAGTGATTATTGAACGGGGTTACTTTGCAGGTAAACGTCGTTATGCAATGTATATTGTAAATAAAGAAGGTGTTACTGTTGATGAATTAGATATGAAGGGTCTAGACCTAATGAAATCAAATATGACTCCAATGTATTCTAAATTTGGAGAGAAATTGATTCAAGACATTATGTTTGGTAAACCTAAACCAGAAATTGATCAACAAATAATTGATTTTAAAAAATACGTTAAGGATATTCCTATTGATCAATTAGCTAAACCTACTGGAGTTAAAAATGTAGAGTCATATATTGAGCGTGCTCCTAGAACAGGTGAGATATTTAGTACATTGAAATTGAAATGTCCTATCAATGCTAAAGCAGCTATCTACTACAATGACTTACTTAAATTTAAGAAAGTACAAAAGCAATATCCATTATTCACTGCTGGTGATAAGATGAAATACATTCAACTTAAAACTAATCCATATAACATCGATGTAATTGGATTTACAGGTAATGATCCTGAAGTGATTAATAAATTAATTGAGGAATTTGCTGATAGAGAGGAGGGATTCGAATCAACACTACTAAATAAACTAAAAGGCATTTATGAAGATTTAGGATGGACATTCCCATCATTAAATGATAAGGTAAATAAATTCTTCAAATTTGTCTAGGCCAAATATTAATCATACATTCGCGTTATGAATTTATTAAAAGGTTTTATATTTGGTTTATTAGCCCAAATCGTTACATTTCTCCAACTACAAGGACAAATCAAATATGAATGGTTTAAAAATAACCCACTAATAGTAGCATTTATGGGTGTACCAATATCACTACTATTTATGTACTCAGTACGTAATTTTGTAGCTGCTTATGATGGTCAAATATGGCCATCACGTTTGATCGGATTTGGTATTGGGGTAGTAGTATTTACAGTTATGTCTCATTATATGTTTAATGAACCTTTAACTCCTAAAACACTTACTTGTTTGAGCCTAGGAGTTGTCATAATTTTAATTCAAATATTTTGGAAATAATATGGAAAAACAGTTACTAACATCAGTCATCGAAAAATATTACTTAGGTGGTATTCACGATAAGGTAAAATGGACAATTAAAGATAAGAAAGTACAAGTACTATTCACATCACAAACAAAGGATCTAGCAGGTTCAATTGAAGCACCTGACTTTGATATTGATGATTGTACTTTAGGTATCTATGACACAAATAAATTACTTAAATTAGTAAACATCACTAATCAATTCATTCAATTAAACGTTGAAACTAAAAACGGCACATCAACTAAATTATCAATTGCTGATAATGAATATGATTTAGTTTACAATTTAGCTGATTTAAGGATGATGCCTACCGAAACAATGGTATTAGATGAAACACAAATTTCATTTGATTACTCATTTGAAATTGATAGTGACTTTATAGAGCGCTATGGTAAGGCTAAAAAAGCATTAGGTAGTGATGAAGTAAAAGTACAAGCATTAATTAATAGTAGTGGTGATAAAGGTATTTACTTTACAATTGGTGGTAAAACATCACACGATAATAAAGTAGCATTTCAAACTAGTACATCTACATTTGAAATCCCATCACCCGAATTTCTATATAATGCAGATTATCTATTAGAGATATTTGCTAATAATAAGGGAGCAGAAGGTGTAGGTTATTTTGATGAGAATGGTATTTTGAAACTAGAATTTACCGACGAAAAATCTATCAAAGCCTTATATTATCTCCCACCGAAGAACTAATCCGTATATATTTATTAACGAGATACGACAGGTCTCAGTTATGTATTATTATTAAACCGCTCACCTTAGGGGAGCACAAATGTAAAAAAATGACACAAATACCTCGTGGATTTGAACATTGGGCATTAGACCCATTTGACATCGTTTGGAAGAACTTCTTCGATTCAAACGCACAATTTAACACACTAGAAAACAAAATCAACTACCCAGTTGACATTTATGAAGTAGGAAACGATTTACGTTTCGAATTAGCAGTAGTAGGTCTCGATCAAGAAGACTTAGATATCCTAGTAGAAGGAGATACACTTAGAATTACACACGACAGAAAGAAAACAGATGACACTCGCCCTTATATTCAAAGGGGTATTGCTAGACGCTCATTTGATTTAGCTTGGAAAGTAGCAAGCAAGTTTGACTTAAGTCAACTAACAGCTACAATGGATAAGGGATTGTTAATCATTGATATCCCAATTTCGGAAGAAAAAGCACCTAAGAAAATAACAATCAATACTCCGCTTGAATTAAAAACAAGCAAGAAAAAATAAGTTTTGAAACTAAGAAGATCTGTCGTATCTTTATAAAACAATTTATAATATGAAAATAAAACCATTACACAATCACGTTGTGATTAAACAACAAGACGAAACTGAAACAATGTACGGTAACATTGTAGTACCTGATTTAGGAAAAGAAAAACCACTTATGGGTGAAGTAGTAGCAGTAGGACCTGGTGTCTATTCTGTTACTGGAGAAGCATTTTTGGAAACCAAAATTCAAGTGGGTGAACTAGTAGTATTTCCTGCATTTGGAGGTACCAAAATGACTATTGAAGGTGAAGAATTCGTTGTTATGAAGGAACAAGATTTATTAGCAATTTTAGAAAAATAAACTATGAGTAAAATAATAAGTTTCGATCGTGAAGCAAAAGAAAAGCTTCAAAAAGGTATCGATAAAGTAAACAAAGCAGTATCCGTTACAATGGGTCCTTTTGGACGTAACGTGTTAATTGAAAAAGAACATGGTCAAGTAGTATCTACTAAAGACGGTGTTACTGTAGCTAAAACAATCACATTGGAAGATCCAATTGAGAATATGGCTGCAACAGTAATTAAGCAAGCAGCATCAAAAACAGTAGATGCAGCAGGTGATGGTACTACAACATCAACAGTATTAGCTCATTCAATTGCAACTCAAGCATTAGAAGCAACATCGTATGCTTCAACAAATGCTACTCAAGTAAAACGTGGTATTGAAGCTGCTGTTAAAGAAGTAGTTGCTGAATTAAAAACAATGTCAGTAGACATTACTAATGAAGAACAAATCAAGCAAATTGCTACATTATCAGCAAATGGTGATACTGAGATTGGTGAATTAGTAGCTACTGCTATTGATAAAGTAGGTAGAGACGGAGTAGTAACTGTAGAAGAATCTCGTTCAGGTGAAACATCACTTGAAGTAGTAGAAGGCTTACAGTTTGATAGAGGTTATAAGTCACCTTACATGGTAACAGATAACAACTCAATGCAAGCAGTATTAACTGATGCTTTAGTATTGTTATTTGATGGTAAAATTAGCGCTGTAAAGGATTTATTACCCATTCTAGAGCGTGTATCATCAGAAAACAAATCATTATTAGTTGTAGCTGAAGATATTGATGGTGAAGCGTTATCTACTCTTATTGTAAATAAAATGAGAGGTATCTTAAAGGTAGTAGCTGTTAAAGCACCTGACTTCGGTGAACGTAGAACATTAATCTTAGAAGATATCGCTGCTGTAACAGGTGGTACTTTAATTTCACCTACTAAAGGTATGAAATTAGATCGTTTCAATATGGAATGGTTCGGTAACGCTAGGACTGTTACTGTAGGTAAAGAAACAACTACAATTGTTGATGGTAAAGGTGATACAGCCAAAATTAATGAACGCATTTCAGAATTAAAAGCTCAAATCGAAGGATCTAATTCACCATACGAAATTGAACGTTTACAAGATCGTTTAGCTAAAATGATTGGTGGTGTAGCTATTATCAATGTAGGTGGTGGTACTGAAATCGAGATGAAAGAAAAGAAAGATCGTATTGATGATGCTTTACAAGCAACTAAAGCCGCATTAGAAGAAGGTATCTTACCTGGTGCTGGTGTAGCATTACTAAACGCTAGAAACTCAATCAGCAATAGAGACAATAATGATTTCGGTAAAGGTGGTCAAATAGTATTTAAAGCATGTGCTAAACCATTACAACAAATCTTAAGTAATGCTGGTGAAGATTATCATCAATGGGCATCTCATTTAGATAAAGCTGTAAATAACAAGGTTGTACCTAATATTGGTGAAGAAAGATTAGTAGACGCATTTGAAGCAGGTATTATCGACCCAACTAAAGTAGTACGTTGCGCACTTGAAAATGCCGCTGCTGCTGCCGTTACCTTACTAATGACTGAATGTGTTATCAATGATAAACCTGAAGATAAGAAAAAATCAGGTGGTGATTTTGATATGGCAGGATTAGGAATGTAATTTGATTAAAAATAAGTTATGAACAAACAACATACTCTCTGGATTGAGAAATATAGATCAGAAACATTAGAACAATACATCGGCAATGATGCGGTTAAAGCCCGCATCGCCGATTGTATTGCTAATAACGATATACCCCATTTCATCTTCGCTGGTAGCGCAGGGACAGGTAAGACTACCCTCGCGAAGTTAATTGTTAAGAACATCAAATGTGATTATCTTTACATTAACGCCAGTGACGAAAATGGAATTGACATCATTAGAGACAAAGTAAAAACATTTGCCTCTACGTCATCCTTCCAACCACTCAAGGTAGTCATATTGGACGAGGCTGATTTCTTAACTCAACCCGCCCAAGCCGCACTTCGTAATTTGATTGAAGAGTATTCAATGGTAACTCGATTTGTACTTACTTGTAATTACATTGAGCGTCTAATTGAGCCTCTTCAGTCTCGTTGCGAAATTCATATTTTAAAACCACCAACTAAATCTGCTGTTGCAAAACACATTTGCACTAACATTTTAGATGTTGAAGGTGTAACATATGATATCCAAGATGTAGCTAAGGTAATTAATGAACTATATCCTGACGTTCGCTCTATTATTAAAGTATTACAATCAAATGTTAAAGATAGTAAATTAACTATCACTACATTGGATGATAACTGGTGTAAACAATTAGTTCAAATACTAAATAAACGCGAGAAAAACGCTTGGTATCAAGTTAGACAACTAGTAGCTGACGCGCAAGTAGATGATTTTCAAACCGCTTATCGCTATATGTTTGACCACCTAGCTGACTTCAGTTACGGACACGATGCTGAATTATCAGTTATATTAGATGATTTTATCTGGAGAGCAGGTGTAGTGCCAGATAAGGAAATTAACTTTGCAGCTGCAATAGCTAAAATATTAGACACAAATAAAAAACAAGTATTATAATGGATCAACAACAAATGAATCTAAACATCACTTTAGACAAAACAACACCAGTAGTATGTGATGAATGTGGTAGTGAGACATTCCATGAAGTAGTATTACTTCGTAAAGCATCTCGCTTCGTAACAGGAACAGCACAAGACGCTCTTATTCCTATCCCAGCATTTGCCTGTGTTAAATGTGGACACGTAAATGAAGATTTATTACCACCACAACTAAGGAAAAATGAAGATACTGAATCTATTTAATAAACGTAAACGTGAAATAGAACGTTTAAATGTTGTTATAGATAGGCTAATAGAAAGAAACGAACAACTTGAAAAATCAGTTCGCGTTATGAAAGCTGAAAGAGATCTATCAGAACGAGCATTAACAACAGCTAATAAAAACATACTTGATTTAACAAATGAAGTAGGTTATCTTAAAATGCAGGTTGATAATTCCAAAGACAAAAACGATTCAAGATACTATTAATGAATATATTCGACCATATTAAGAATATCACAACCAATAAGGGACCATACTTAGGTGACGAAGGTTGGAATAACTGGATGATTAATCGTTATCTCAGTATGGACCCTGATTACTGTGAGGTAGTTAATATTGTGCAAAAGAATACTTGGCAGATGAAAGGTGAGTACCTATACAACCTGTATAAGGACCTTATACCTCAACAATACAAGTATCTAAAATATATTAAGGCTAAAAACAAGAAAGAATATAAAGTCGAACAAGTAGAAGCAGTAGCTATTTATTTTGAAGTTAGTAAGAAGGAAGCTAAGGAATATATTAGCATGTTACCTAAATCAGAAGTAGAAAATATAACAGCACAAATCAATGGATAATAAATTAGATTCAGTAGTTACTGCAATTATAGAGCAATTCACATCCCGAGCTAAAATGGGAAAGGCAAAGTACGGTGTTGACCTTGATCGTACTGATTTAACATTATTAGAATGGATTGAGCATGCTAAACAAGAACACATGGATGCTATCCTATATTTAGAAAAAATTAAACAAGAAGTAAGTGGCCAAGGCAAAATCTACTGAGATAGAGCTCAAGATAAAGAATTATCAAGCACCAGAGATTAACCCTGCGTTTCATAAAACTGTATCCTATTCTCAATATTCAATGTGGGACAAATGTCCTTACCAATGGTATCTCACTTATGTAGAGAACAAGCAGCCATACCAAGCTAGTATTCATACTGTGTTTGGAACAGCATTTCATGAAACATTACAAGACTATATTACAGTAATGTATGAACAAAGTGGAGCTGCTGCTGATAGAATGGATCTGATCACATTATTTCAAGACAAGTTTAGAGAAATATACGCTAAAGAATATAAAAAAGCAGGAGCACACTTCAGCAATGCTGGTGAAATGAGTGAATTCTTTGATGATAGCGTAGCAATATTAAATTTCATAAAGAAAAACCGTAATAAACTATTTACCATACGTAAAATGCGCTTATTAGGTATAGAGATACCTCTATTACTAAAAGTAGCAAATAACGTTTATTTAAAAGGTTTCATTGACTTTGTTTTGTATGATGAAGATCTAGATAAAGTTTACATATATGATATCAAAACATCAACACGAGGCTGGAGCGATAAAGAAAAGAAAGACGATAGTAAAATTGCTCAAATCTTACTATACAAGGAATACTTTTCAAAACAATTTGGATTTGACGTTGAAAAAATTGATGTTGAATTCTTTATTGTTAAACGCAGAATCTGGGAGCAATCAGAATATCCAATCCCAAGAACACAAAGCTTCAAACCAGCAAGTGGAAAGAATAAACGGAAATTAGCAGTAGATAGCTTTCAATCATTTATAAAGGATTGCTTTGATGAAGGTGGTAAGCCTCAAATGAAGTCGTACCTTAAAAATATAGGTGAGAGTAGCTGCAAATGGTGTCCTTACAGAGACAAACCAGAACTTTGCGATAAAGTTGCGTCCTCTATATAAGCGTATATATTTATATCAAAATATAATATTATGGGAAACAAAATGCAATTAACAAGCGTGAAAGTTCCTGAAGATTTATTTGAGCAATTTAAGATTGCATGTGTAAAGTACAAATTTAGCGTACAAAAATTAACAGAACGCTCAATGTACTTATACCTAACAAATGATGACTTCAGAAAAACAATTCACAATCAACTAGACACACAATTTACAGGAAGTATTTAAATTAGTTTATGAAAGAAGGTTATATTCCACAAGAAAAACGTAAGAAAATCTTATTGTTATGTGACGACATTCGAATGACAAGTGGTATTTCCACTATGGCTCGTGAAATCGTTATTGGTACAGCCCATCATTATAATTGGGTTAATATTGGAGGTGCAATTACACATCCTGATAAAGGTAAAAGATTTGACTTAAATGACGATACCAATAAACAAGCTGGTATTAGCGATGCAAGTGTTTATCTTTACCCAATTGATGGTTATGGCTCTCCAGAGCTTATTAGACAAATGATAGAACTTGAAAAGCCAGATGCTATTATGATGTTTACAGATCCACGCTATTGGATTTGGTTATTTCAGATGGAGCATGAAATTAGGAAACAAATGCCTATTATTTATTTAAACATTTGGGATGATTTACCTTATCCAATGTATAATAAATCGTATTATGAATCATGTGATGGTTTATTAGCTATTAGTAAACAAACAGAAAACATTAATCTAACAGTATTAGGTGATGTAGCTAAAGAGAAAGTAATTAAATATGTTCCTCACGGAATTAATGAAAAATTCTTCTTCCCAATCAAAACAGAACACCCAGAATACTTAACACTACAAGAATTTAAAAAACGTTTATATGGAGAAGAAACATACGATTTTACTCTATTATATAATGCGCGTAACATCCGTCGTAAATCTGTTCCTGATTTGATGTTAGCATGGAAGATATTCATCGACCAACTACCAGAAGATAAGGCTAAGAAGTGTGCTTTAGTAATGCATACTCAAAGAATAGATGATAATGGAACTGACTTACCAGCAGTAAAGGATATGATGTTTGGTAACTTACCTCAGTATAAAATCATATTTGATGAAAGTAAGTACCCAACAAACTTAATGAATTTACTTTACAACTCAGTAGATGGATGTGCTTTAATTTCATCTAATGAAGGATGGGGATTATCATTAACTGAAGCAATGATGTGTGGTAAACCTATTATCGCTACCGTAACAGGTGGTATGCAAGACCAAATGAGATTTGAAGACGAAAATGGTGAGTGGATTAAATTTACTTCTGAATTTGGATCAAACCATAGAGGTAAATATAGAAAACATGGTAAATGGGCCTACCCAGTATTCCCATCTAACTTATCAATTGTTGGATCAGTACCAACACCATATATCTTTGATGATAGAGCAGAACCATTTGATATTGCTACTGCTATTGCAGAACTTTATGCTACTAAAATGTATGGTCCTGAAGAATATGAAGAACAATGCAAAGCAGCTTATGAGTGGGTTACTTCAGACGAATCAATGATGTCAGCTAAATTAATGTCTAAAAATATCATTGATGGTATTGATGAAACATTTGATAAATGGGAGCCAAGATATGCTTATGAGATCATCAATGTAAAACCACTTGAACAACCTAAACACTTTGTAAAACACGTTATCGCAAAATAATATGAAACCACTAATAGTTATAAGCTGCCCAATCGATACATTTTCAGGATATGGAGCAAGAAGTAGAGATATAGTATTATCAATCATCAAATCTGAAAAATATGAGGTAAAAGTATTACCTCAAAGATGGGGTAGTACACCTTGGGGATTCTTAGAAGAAGGAAACCCTAATCACAAATTAATGAAAGATTGTCTATTGAGTTCACCTCAATTACCAAAGCAACCAGACATATGGATGCAAATTACAGTACCAAACGAATTTCAACCACTTGGAAAATTCAATATTGGCGTTACAGCAGGTATTGAAACTACATTATGCGATGCTACTTGGATTGAGGGTGTTAATAGAATGAATTTAACACTAGTATCTTCAAATCATGCTAAAAAGGTATTCGAAAATTCAGCATTTGAAAAACGTAATACTCAAACACAACAAGTAGAGGCTGTAATAAAATTAGAATCACCAGTAGAAGTATTATTTGAAGGTGCTGATACTAATATCTATAAAAAATTAGATAAAGTAGAAGGTGATTTAAGTGATTCTTTAAGTATTATTAAGGAAGAATTCAACTATCTGTTTGTAGGACATTGGTTACAAGGTATTACTGGTCAAGATAGAAAAGATGTAGGTATGTTAGTTAAAACATTCCTTGAAACATTTAAAAATAAAAAACAACGCCCTGGTTTAATTCTAAAAACATCAAGTGCTACTCCATCTGTAATGGATAGAGAAGAAATACTAGATAAAATTAGAATTATTGAAGAAGAAGTAGGTGGTGATATACCTAATATTTACTTAGTACATGGTGAATTAACTAACGATGAAATGAACGAGTTATATAACCACCCTAAAGTAAAAGCACACGTATCATTTGCTAAAGGTGAAGGATTCGGTAGACCACTACTTGAAGCATCAATTTCAGGCAAACCAGTAATTGCTCCTAACTGGAGCGGACACACAGATTTTCTAGATGCTGAAATGTCAACATTATTACCTGGAAATTTAACCCAAATACACGGATCGGCAGTAGTAAAAAACATGTTGCTTCCTGAAAGTAGCTGGTTTACAGTTGATTATAGTACAGCTTCTAATACATTAGTAGACGTCTATAAAAACTATAAAAAGTATACTGATGGGGCAAAGAGACAATCATACCGTTCACGTACTGAATTTAGTCTAGATAAAATGTCTGAAAAATTAATCAGCATATTAGAAACAAAAGTACCTGTAAAAGTAGAATTTAAGTTACCTCAGTTAAAGAAAATCGAATTACCTAAACTAAAGAAAGATGACAAGTAAAGAATTTGTTATTTGGTTAAAAGGATTCACTGAAGGAGTTCACGATTTTAACGTGACTCCTAAACAGTGGGATTTACTAAAGGAAAAATTAGCAGAAGTAAATGACCATCCATATTCAATATCTGTAGGAATAGGTGGGTTTGGAACTACTAGTACAGGTACTATATATACAACTGGTAGTGGAGCTTGGCATTATACCAACACAACACAAAATTTAGATAACAATGAATGAGAAATTAACGATATGCCCTAGATGTGGTGGTGACGCATGTCACGAAGCATCAAATGAAAAACTTACTGTTTGGAGTTGCTTCGGATGTGGATTTACATCTAACTCAACTATGGTAGAAGGTAATCTACAAGAAGTAGAAGCAGTAGTACCTCAATTATACAAAGATTTAAAATTTAAAGATGCAAACGGATACTATTGGTATCCTAACACAGTAATTCTAGAAGACAAATCAATGGTGTTTGGTGATGGTAAATCAACTGAAGATTGGAAATGGGCAGCTGTGCAGTCTAAAGACGGTAAGGCAGACATGACTACAAAACAAGAATACGAACAATACGACTTTATGGAAGCCCTAGATTATGTAGGTTTCTTTAAGTATGCCCAACAACAATAATATGCCCTCAATCAGTTATGCAATCACAGCTTGTAATGAGCATGTTGAGTTAGATCGTTTATTAGATCAACTAACATCATCTATTAGAGATGAAGATGAAATAGTAGTACAAATGGATTTTACTGCTACCGATGAAGTAAAAGATGTAGTTAACAAATATAAGTTAATGAATTACTTTCATCCATTAAATGGTGATTTCGCTACATTCAAGAATAATCTTAGTAGCCTATGTACCAAAGATTACATATTCCAGATTGATGCTGATGAATATCCACACCCAGAATTGGTGCCATTATTGCCATCTATATTAGAGGCAAACGATGATACTGATGTATTTCTAGTTCCTAGAATTAATACAGTAGAGGGCTTAACTGAACAACATATTAAACAATGGGGATGGAATGTTGATTACCATAATAGAGTTAACTTCCCCGATTACCAATGGCGCGTTTGGAAAAACGTATCTACAATCAAATGGATAAATAAAGTACATGAGCGTTTAGATGGATTTGGATTATATACTAATTTTCCTCCATTAGAAGAAATGTGTTTATATCATCCTAAAGATATAGCAAGGCAAGAAAAACAAAATGCATTTTATGACCAAATTTAAAATTGGAAAAGTAGTATAAATAAATAAAAATGTTTAAAAACAATTTATCCGAGCCTGAAGTTATTCGCAATTTAACTAGTACCGTTAAACGATTTGATTTAATTAACTACTTAATTGAAAAATATAAAGTTATTAATTACTTAGAAATTGGAGTATTTAAAGGGGAAAACATTAGAGAAATTAAAGCACCACATAAAGATGGGGTTGACCCAGGAGTTGAAGGTTACGTACCACCTGAGGTAAACTATCCAATGACATCAGATGATTTCTTTGAATTAATTAAAGGACATGATGAAATTAAATATGATCTTATTTTTATAGATGGTCTACATCATGCTGATCAAGTAGCTAAAGATATTCAAAACGCTCTTAATCATATTGTAGATGGTGGATTTATATTATTACATGATTGTAATCCTGCAAGCTATGATGCTCAGCTAGTACCAAGAGAAACTATCGCCTGGAACGGTGATACTTGGAAAGCTTTTGTTGATTTTAAAGCACATTACCCTAAAATGCAATGTAATGTTGTTGATACTGACTTTGGAGTTGGTGTTATTAAAGTAGGAGACAAAACATCTACTTATCAACAAGAAATATGGACCTGGAAGAGATTTGAATCTAATAAAAAAGAATTATTAAATCTAATATCAGTAGATGAATTTAAAGCAACTTATTAATAAATCAATATATGGTACTATAGGATATATTTCATCTCAGGATGACTTAAACCTATTAGAACAATATATTTCATATAATTTACCTGTATTAAAGGAATTTAAACAGATAATAGTTGCTACTAACTATAAGGATAATTCATTAGCCTCTAAAAACAATGAATTATGGAGTAAATATTTTTCTAATTGTGTTTGTCTTGATTCTAAAATAAACAGAGGACATACTCTAGGAACAGCTGATTTAGATAATATAGTATTTGATTATTGCAAAAAAAATAATGAAGAATGGTTATGCAAATCAGCAAACGACGTTATTATAAACGAAAGTATACTAACAAAAGAAATTGATGAAGCTGATTTTTATTATTTAGGTGGGATTGGATTTTCAGGATTAAATGATTATAATTTTGATTTTGAAAAAATATTTAAAGAAGTATTTTATCCTCAAACAAATTTTTATTTTATAAACGTTAGTAAAACCGATTACTTAAACAGCAAACAGGATTTGAATGATGCTTACACATTAACTCAAACAACACCTAATTATAACGGACGAATATTTGATTACATTGAAGGATTTTGCTGTGAACAAATTTTAAGACAATGTGTTGAGCGAAATAATCTCACTACATTACCTCTATTATCAAAAGAAGAATATTTTACTTTACTAGAAGTAGTAAAACAATATAATGTACATGATGGTAGCCATAAAAATATAATGATGAGTGGAGTTTGCCATTTTCATTTCGCAGAACAACCAATAATAGAAATTAATTAACAATGATATTCATAACAACATTTACAGAAGAAATATATAATATATGTGGTAGAAACCTACTTAAATCATTTATTGAAACTAAAAACTCAGAAACACATCAATTATATGTATTCTTTGAAAATGAAAGTGATTTATATACTGAATACTATCCTGAATGGTTATTAGAATGGGCTAATGAACCTAGTATAGTAATAGCTAATCTAATGAACTATGAGTACGATAATAAAAAAATAATACCATATGTTGATGAAGCATTAGGACCTAAAATATCATTTACAGATGAATATAGCAGCCCTAGAAGTGTTAAATGGTTTAGACCAGTAGCTGCTATGCAATATGCTTATGAAATATTAGGAAACCAAAACTTCAGCTCAATAGATTCCGATTGCTTATTTATAAATAAAGTTGAAGAATCATTTTTCGATTCTATATTATCTGAATATAATGTTGCTTTCCTAGGTAGAGAGAATTTTAAATTAATGAGACATGGAGGGTATGCTCCTGATGGAAATTATGTTCATACCAATACCGTTGAAGCAACTAAAAAAGATACTCACACTGAAACAGGATATTTAGGATTCAACATGAATAAAGAAGGTACTGCTGAGTTTATAAAAAGAAACTTCGAGTATTGGACAAAACAAGATATTCTAAACTTGGAGTTCAAAACAGATTGTCATACCTTCGACGCAACAAGAAAAGAATTACCATTGAGTTACAATAATCTATGTGAACCTATGGGTGAATTATCTCCTATTGGAAGTAGAGTTATTGAAGCATCGGTACTAGGCAGCTTTATGATTCACCATAAAGGTACCATAGGGCCTATTCTATACCAGAAAAATTTATTAAAATAATGATACCTATTTCAATTCCATATTTGTATGAAGAGGATAAGCAATTAGCAATTAAAGCCATTCAAGATGGATTTATAGCTAATGGTAAACAAATTAGTGAGTTTGAAGAAAAATTTGCTAGTTATTGTAATAGAAAATACGGTGTTACTTGTAGTAATGGTACTGTTGCCTTATATTTAGCTATTAAAGCGCTTAACTTACCTGAGGGTAGTGAGGTAATATTACCTTCAATGACTATAATGTCTTGTTTAACTGCTATTGTGGAAAACAATTTAACACCTGTATTCTGTGATATTAATCCAATAACATGGAATGTTGATATTGAATCAGTAAGAAATAAAATAACACCAAATACTTCAGCTTTAATCGTAGTAGATACTTACGGCTTAACTGTAAATGTAGATGAAATTAATAAATTAAAACAAGATTATCCTAATATTAAAGTTATTGAAGATGCTTCAGAAGCACACGGTAGCAATTATAAGGGAATAAAAGCAGGATCTGTTGGAGATATTAGTACATTTTCATTCTATGCTAATAAAATTATTACTACTGGTGAAGGCGGAATGGTATTAACTGATGATGAAGAAACATACCAACATCTATTAATGTTAAGAAATCTTAACTTCACCAACAGAAAAAAATATATCCATTCAGATGCAGGATGGAACTTCAGACTAACGAATCTACAATGTTGTTTAGGTTTAGGTCAACTACAAAATATAGATAAAACAATTGAACATAGAAGAAGAATAGCTGAAAGATATAATAACAATTTAAGTCACGTTCATATTCAATTACCCTTTGAAGATAAAGATAATTACAACGTGTACTGGTATTACTCAATCTTAGTTAAGTCAAATCACAATAATGTACTTAAAGCATTAGATGAAAACAGTATTGATTATAGACATTTCTTCTACCCATTGCATCTACAACCATTCATAAAAACTAATGTCTTACTCCCTACATCTCAGTATGTATCAGGACAGGGATTGATTCTACCTACATTCACTGAATTAACTAATAATCAAATAGACTTCATATCTGAAGTAATATTAAAACAACTATGAAACTAAATCTAGCATCAGGACATATGTATCTAGAAGGATACGTTAATATAGATAATAAATCAATGTATCATGGGAATATGATGGTTGATAAGGAAGCGGACATATTTACCTTAGAATGGGAAGATAATACTGTAGATGAAATAATTTTATCTCATTTTGCTATGTATATCCCATATCAAGAAATGGAAATACTTCTAAAAAGATGGTTGGGATGGCTAAAAGAAGGTGGTAAATTGATAATAGAAACAGGAAATGTAAAATCCATAGCTCAACATATACTAAGCAATAACGACCCAAATGAAATAAATGGTAGTAATGGTGTAATGCAGTTATTCGGATGGGAAACAACAGCAGGTCATAAATGGGCTTGGTGTCCTGAGACTTTAGGTGACCTAATGAATAAAGCAGGGTTTAAAGATATTGATGCTTATGAAGGATATTTTCATAATAACCCAAAAAGAGACTTTTTAATAACAGGAACAAATAAAAAATAAAATGAGAAAAGTACAAAATTCAAATGTATGTGTAATTGGAGGGGCTGGTTTTATTGGCTCTCATCTAGTTGATTACTTAGTAGAAGAAAAAAACTGTAATGTAATTGTACTAGATAATTTAATTACTGGTCAAACCAAAAACATTAACTCTAAAGCTAAATTTATTTGGCATGATATTAGAGACAATGAGAATGAATTAGCTAGAATATTAAAAGAAAATAGTATTGAATATGTTTTCAACTACGCTGCTGAACCTTACATTCCAGAGTGTTTTGAGCGTCCAATGCATTTCTTTGATATTAATGCCACTTCAGTATTAAGAGTATTAAATGCATGTCAAACAGCAGGTATTAAAGCCCTATTACAAGTATCTTCAGCCGAAATTTACGGTGATATGAAGGGTAAAATTAAAGAAAACGATCCTGTAGAACCACACTCAACATACGGTGTTTCTAAATTAGCAGCAGATGGCTTAGTACAAGTAAGATGGAAAGAAGCTGAAGTACCAGCTATTGCTTTAAGACAATTCAATTGTGTAGGTGAAAGGGAAACTCACGAATATGTTATTCCTGAAATTATCAGCCAATTAGCTGAATCTAATGTAGTTAACCTAGGTAATAATTCATTCAGAGATTTCTTATATGCTGGTGATGCTGTTAGAATGGCTGTTGAATTATTAGAAAAAGGACAATTTGGTGAAGTATATAACATGGGTAGTGAAGATGGAATTCAAATCTACGACTTAGCTAATTTAATTGGTAAGTTAATAGGCCACTCTGAAATTATTATTAATGTTGATCAAGCTAGAATTCGCCCTTGGGAAATCTGGCACTTACAATCAGACAATACTAAACTATATTCAGTAATTGAATCTAAATCAATAACAAGTTTAGAAGATGCTTTAGATAAAACTATTAAGTATTATTATAACAATGGAAAAAAATGGAATTGGGTTAAATAACATCCATCCTACGTCCATAATAGGCCCTAATGTAGTGTTAGGAAATAACAATTACATAGGGCCTTTTTGTTATATTGTAGGGGATACTATTATTGGAGATAATAATAGATTCGAAGCGTATTGCTCCGTAGGTACTCCTGCTGAACATAAAGGTTATTTTGAATCATTAACAGGTAAAACTGTTATTGGAAATAACAATATATTTAGAGAATACATCTCTATACATCAAGGCACAGAAAAAACTACTATATTAGGTGATAATATAATAATGCAAAGAAATAGTCATCTTGGCCACGACAGTATTGTAGAAAATTTAACATCATTATCTTGTAATGTTATTATTGGTGGGTTTTCTTATGTTATGGAAGGAGTTAACTTTGGATTAGGGAGTATATGCCATCAACGAAGTATAATAGGTGCTTATACTATGATAGGAATGGGATGTATAATAACAAAAACATCTAAAATAGAACCAGGAAAAGTGTATGTGGGGGCCCCTGCCGTTTATTTAAAAGATAATACATTTGGTTTAGAAAAACATAATGTTAGTAATGATTATTTCGAATCACTAATAGAGAAATATAATAACTTATGATAAGAAAAATATCATATATTCAAAACATGCATGCTGGTGGGACAGAAACAAGAATTTCTCGTAATTTAATACCTGAATTCAATAAAAGAGGTATTGATTTAGTAATTAATGATTGTGATAATGAATGTGAATTTATACTTTCAATAAATGGACTTAGCCATTTATTTCAAATTAAGGCAATTAGTGATAAATACCCAACTAAAAAAGTAATAGTATATGTTTGGGATTTATATCCTTGGACTGAATATGTTAAAGGATATGATTGGATAAATGCAAAGGAAATAGTAGAAATATGGGTACCATCAAATGAAGTAGCTTTAAGATTAAATGAAATATATGATGTCCCTACATCTAAAGTAAAAGTAATTAAATGTTATACTGAATTCTTTGAAGATGTTGATAATGTATCTTCCAATAGGGACTATGTTTATCATTTTGCTAGGGATTATAAAGATCCAAACTTTAAATTTACAGACAAAGCATGTGACTCTTTAAATATACCTTATATAAGAAGTGCTCATAATTTAGATTTTGAAAAGTATAAAGATACTATTTTAAGATCCTCATTTCTGGTTACTGAATATATGGAAGCGTCAACTGGAGGACTAACACTAATAGAAGGATATTACCACGGCAAAAATGTCTTAATATCTGACTCTATATACCAGGGAGCAAGAGATTACTTTGGAGATCGAGCATATTACTTTAAAGATGGTGATATAGAAGATTTTAAATCTAAAGTAAAAATGTTGTGGGAATTAAAAGAAGACATAGATTTACAAGATAGAAAACAATTCTGTCAGCAATATACAATAGAAGGTATGATGGACAGAATAATAGAAAGACTTAACTTATTAAAATGAAACATATCTATTATATAAATGAATTGGGTTTTTCACCTGGAAACCATCAATTTGATCTTCATCGTCTACCACAGGCATATATAGAATTATTTCCATGGTATTGCCTTGGATGGGAAAACATTGATCAAATACAAGGAGAAAATAATATTATAATTGTTCAGTCTCCATGTAGTGATGAACTTAATAAATTAAATAAGTTACTTTCTATAATTGATAATAATACAGTATTTATAAATCAAGAATCAAATATATTTGACTGGTTTGATTGGGATGGTCCCACACAACAAGCATATATTGAATGTTTGTCTAAATGTAGAGCCTTCTGCTACCATAGTGAACATGATAAAGATGTGATGAAAATATTTACTAATAACTTTGTCAAATACCCAGGATGTATAAACATATCAGTAGATCAACCTAAGAAGTTTAACGAAGGTGACTATGTAGTTATTCCAAATCCTATAAAAAGATATCAGAGAGGAATGATATCACATAAGATAGCTCAATCATTTATCAAGAACGTTCCTATATATTCAATGGCCTATAATAGACCAAAAACAACAGAACTATTGGCTTTCCCTGATGTTTATAAATTAGAAGGAATAACAATATCAAATAGAATGAATTTAAATGAATGGCTACAGTTCATATATAATGCTAAATTTGGAATTGATATTCATCGTGAATTTTCAGGAGGAAATTGCTCTTTGGAATTCGGATCTTTGGGCGTACCTTTAATAGGTAACATTAATTTAGATACACAGCGTGATATATTCCCTGACTTATCATTTGAATTTAATAATTACGACGGAATTAAAAATGCAATTAATTTACTCCTAAATGATAAAGATTTCTTTGAAGAGGTAAGTAATAAAGCATTAACTAACACTAAAGAAAAATATAATAGTCAAACAGTAGTTGAAAACTTTAAACAAGAAATAAATAAATTTTTATGAGAGTATTAGTAACAGGAGGTGCCGGGTTTGTAGGTACCAATCTAATTAAACGATTACTAAAAGAAGGACATGAAGTAATATCAATTGATAATTACAAAACTGGATTCAAAGATAACCACCAACCAGGAGCAACATATATTTCCTTTGATATCAGAAATATTACAGATTATTCAGCTTGGGGTCCAATTGATGTAATATACCATTTAGCTGCTATAGCTAGAATACAACCATCATTTAAAGATCCAATTGATTACTTTACAACTAATGCTAATAGTACTTTACTTATAGCTCAATACTGTGCCAAAAACAATGTACCCTTAGTATACGCTGGAAGTAGCTCACACCACTCAGGTAAACTCAAAAATCCATATACATTCAGTAAGGATGTAGGTGAGGAAATTATTAATCTATATCAAATTCATTTTGGATTAAAAGCATCAACAACTCGTTTCTATAATGTTTATGGTCCTCATCATTTGAAAGAAGGTGGATATTGTACTCTGATTGGTAAATGGGAAAAAGCAATTGAAGATGGTAATTCATTAACAATATATGGTGATGGTACTAAACGTAGAGATTTTACTCATATTGATGATATTGTAGACGCTTTAGTATTAATAAACGAAAAACAAGCTTGGGGGAATGTGTTTGAATTAGGTAGAGGTAAAAACTACTCTATTAAAGACATAGCTGATATGTTTGGTAAAGATATTGTATATGAAGATAATAAACCAGGTGAAGCTGATGTTACTTTATGTGATTACAGTGTTGCTAATTCAATATTAGGATGGGAACCAACAATTAACATTGAAGATTATATTAAAGATTACTTATGCAAAAAATAACATTTGTATTACCTAGTAGAAATAATTTAGAATTTCTTCAACTAGCATATAAATCGATTCGCAATTTAGAAACTAAACATGAAGTATTAGTTTTAGATGATGCTAGTATAGATGGTACTCAAGAGTGGATTAAATCACTTAATGATGAGGATTTAATCACATACCACAATCCAGGACCAGAACGTATTGGTATTGTAGGTATGTTTGATAAAGGCATTGAAATGGCTAGAACAGAAATTATATTTGCATTTCACGCTGATATGGTAGCTGCACCTAAATTAGATGAAAATATATTAAAACATCTAAAACCAGGAGTAGTAGTAAGTGCAACTAGAATAGAACCACCACTTCACCCTCCAGGAGTAGAAAAAATAACTCAAGATTTTGGAGTTGAAGATAATGAATTTAAATGGAATGAATTTAATGAATTTTGTTTAAAAACAATTGAAGAAAATAAAGATAAAACAACAGAAGGTATATTTGCTCCATGGTGTATGTATAAATCTGATTTTCTAGGACATGATGAATTATTTGCTCCTCAATCTAAAGAAGACAGTGATCTATTTAATCGCTTTGTATTAAGTGGATATAAAGTAATACAATCATGGGATGGTTTAGTTTATCACTTTACAAGTAGAGGTAGTAGATTTAATAAGCATGTTGGTGGTGGTGCTGGTAAAAATAGCAATGAATGGCTTTATACTACAACTAAAAACGGTAGAAATTTCATTCGCAAATGGGGACATTTTGTTAAGCATGATCCATACATGAAACCAATTATACCTAACAAATATAACATTGGATTTGCAGTACATAATTGCAGTTATGAATTACTCAGTGCATTAGAACCATGGTGTGACAGGATCTATATTGATAATGATTCATTTATTTCTCGCTATGTAAATGAAGAACAACCAAATACGACTATGGATCTATTAACGAGAGTCATGAATATAAAATCTCAAAACCCAACAGATTATGATGATGTAATAGTTGAATTTGATGCTACTAAACTAACACAACAAAGCTATCAATTAATTCAACAACTCCCAGAAATACTAACAGAATCAGGTGAAATAGGTGTATTTGAACTAGACATATTTAATATAGCAATTAGCAGTTTAGAATTACACACACCAAAATTACTTTGTAAGTCATAAAATGGGTCTTATATTTATCAAAAAATACGTCTATGAGAGAGCGTCGTTCCAAACTAGATCCGTTAAGTCGCATTATAACATTGGGTGATATAGAATGTGAAACAGTTAATGAAATAATACAAGATATATATGAGATTAATGAAGAGGACGCTAAAAAACAAACAGTAGAACCAATAAAGCTCATTATCAACTCATTTGGTGGGGAAGTATTTAGTGGATTGGCCTTAATTGATGTAATTGATACTTCGCAGACTCCAATCCACACTATATGTCACGGTACGGCAATGTCCATGGCTCTAATAGTATATGCTGCTGGACATGTTAGATATGCGAGTAAATACTCGACATTCATGTACCATGAAGCGGCATATGAAATAGAAGGTAAAGTAGCATTCCATAAACAGGAATTAAAAGAAACAGAGCGTATTGATAAAATATGTGATGCCTATTTAATATCTAAAACCAAATTAACAGACAAAGTATTAAAACCCCATAGAGACAGACAAGCAGAATGGTATTTCGATGTGAAAGTCGCGCAAAGATATGGGTTAGTAGATGAAATTTTATAATATTTATACGTAAACATAAACAATGGCAATTAGTCCTAAACTTAGAGTAGATGTAAATCATAACCCAACTAAAAAGGGTGTTAAAGTACAATTCGTATTACCTCAAGAACTTGAAGGTGATGCTAAAGCAACTGCTACTCAGAAATTACAAGCAAAATTAAACCAAGGATTATCTCAGTATAATCTAACAGTAAGCCAAGACACGGACGTTCCTTATTCAAATGTAATTGGATTTTTAATTCCAATCGCTGATATCAAATTGTTTATTAAAAACGCTATTAGTGGAACTGCAGAAGCAGCCCCAGAAGAAGAGCCAAAAGCATAATCTAAAATGAAGCGCAAAATACCAGTATTCAGAGTGAGTGTTCAACCTGGTGCTGATTATAGTCAGCTAGAAGAGCATCCAGGAGTTAAAGAAGTAGTAATAGAAGAGGTTATTGTTGCAATTAAAGAAGCTATCAAAACTAAAAAAACAAGCATATCTTTATTTGAAGTAGCAAATTCAGGTTATTATATTGAACTAAAGAAAGAGCAGTTTAAATCGTCCCTAGAAAGTGCTTTAGAATATTTTCTTGAAAAAGAAGAATATAATAGATGTGCTGAATGTAGAGACTTGATTAACAAAATAAATTAAGTTATGAAAAATGAAGGTGAGCAACACGCTCAAGGGGTTAAATCATCTCTTGAGGGTATAATGGGTGCAGATTTATCTCTTAAACGCAAACGCAAGACAGAAAGAGACATCAATCGAGAAACATTTGAGAAAATAATACTAGCCCTAGAAAAGGCAAGTGTTAGATCATCTATTATTGGAGGTGATTTTCAATTAGATTTCACTGAATATGATGAAACATTTTACGAGATAATTGATAACTTAATACTAATGCACTTTGGTAAGGAAGCATCTGAAATTATATTCTTCTACGTTTATGAACGAATAAATCCAGATGGTAGTGTTAACGCATTAGCCGATGTAGACGGAAATGTAGTTCCAATGAATGGACCTTCAGACCTATGGGAATTAATTCAGTTCATGAAAAATAAGAAAAGCAAATAATGCCATTACGTAAAGTATATAGTAGAGATGATATTCTCAGAGCAATGCGCTACACGAAATCAAATCGTGCAGCAGCTAAATATTTGGGATGTTCATACCAACACTATAAACCGTATGCTAAGTTATATAGGGTTGATGAAAATGACCATACTTCGTCTACATTATTTGATGCTCATAAAAACCAATGTGGTAAAGGTATTCCTAAATTCCTACCTAATAGACGTAAGGAACCAAATGTTAAAAACATAATTGAAACAGGTACTGGATGGGAATCGTTTACACCTGAAAAAATTAAAGCAAGATTAGTTGCTGAAGGTTATTTAAAGGAAGAATGTTACGCTTGTGGATTCTGTGAACGTCGAGTTACAGACTACAAAATGCCGTTACTACTTAATTTTAAAGATGGTTACAAGAACAACTATCTATTAGATAACTTAGAATTGTTATGTTATAACCACTATTACCTATTAGTAGCTGACCCACTAACACCAGATCAAGTACGTCACATTGAAGATAATACAGGTGTTAGAGCAGTAGCGCACGACTGGGACCTAGATGAAGCCGCTTTAGAGAACATGAAAGCATTAGGATTGTTGGATTAGGCAAAATAAAGTCGTACATTTACGGTATAAATAAATAAAAATATGAGTTACGAATTAGCACAAAAATACGCTGACTTTCAAATTCCAAAGGAAATTAAACAAGCGTACAAATCAGGAGTACAACTAGCTGGATCATTAGGATTTACTAAGATGATGATGTTCGCAAATGAAAATCAAATCACAAACGATGATATTGATTATTACATGAACAGAAAACCTCAAAGACAAGAAGACGAGACAGTAGAACAAATGAAAGTACGAGGTAAATTCTCACAAGCATTATATAAGTACAGAGCATATTTGTACGATTATTCAGTATACGAAAACCAAAATTAATAAACATGGGACAGTATTTTCAAGTAAAAGTACAATTTTCTGATATCGATGATAAAGGAAAGGTAAAAAAGGAAAACATTGCATATTTAGTCGACGCGCAGTCAGTAACTGAGGCAGAAGCTAGAGTAGTAAAATTCCTGACAGATGAAGATGAAACTAACTTTGAAGTTAAAGCAGCATCTGAATCTAAAATTGCTCAAGTAATTGTTGCTGATTCAGCAGAATAACCAGCAGCTCAGTTCGACTAAGGGTTAGGTCACATCCCTTTCACGGATGTAATACGGGTTCGAATCCCGTACTGAGTACACACTCCAGAATAGCTCAGCAGGTAGAGCAACTGATTTGTAATCAGTAGGTCGCAAGTTCGATTCTTGTTTCTGGATCCAAGCCGAATCGTAATCGGAAAACCAAGTGCAAAAGCTCAACCACGGCCGTGGAAGCACAGGCTAACGACCTAATATGAGCCAGGTATAGGGGTGCTATACCAAATGGAAGCTTGCCAGAGTGGTTGAATGGAACGGTCTTGAAAACCGTCATACTGGAAACGGTATCTGGGGTTCGAATCCCTGAGCTTCCGCAAACTGCCCTTTAGTATAACGGTAGTACGACAGTTTTTGGTACTGTTTGTTGAGGTTCGAATCCTTGAGGGGCAACATTAGATTATTATCTTAAAAATAAAAAATTATGTTTTGGACAATTTACGCAATAAGCGTTATTTATTGCTTTTATCAATTAGTAAAACGCTACAGAGCAACTGACTTAAGAGGTGGTGGATTAGATTCAGCCCCAGGATTAGATGGAGTTATGGTACTTTTCCTAGCACCAGTATTAGCTGTAGTTGACGTTACTTTAACTTGGATAAGAATTTATAAAGAAGCTGAAGAAGCAAGACGAAGAAACAATACACTGTAGGGTGGCGGAATAGAGGTAGCTCCTCGTGGCAGACGTGCCCTCTCGTCTAGGGGGTGCTGATCAGAGACAGATGTAAGATATGGGTTGACCACAAAGCCGGCTTATTTGTCTTACATTGAATCGCAGCGTGCTGGTTCAACCCCAGCCCCTACAGCAAATGCCTTGGTGGTGAAATAGGTAGACACGCAGGACTTAAAATCCTGTTCGCAGCAATGCGAGTGCGAGTTCGATTCTCGCCTGAGGCACAAATAATTATATACATGGCATGTCACTGCTTATACTTGAAAAATTCAGATGAATTTTACTCATTATTAAAGAGTAGAGATTCAGATATGATCATGAAGATGGTCAAATGTGTACTTAGTGCAGCTAAACGAAATAAAAAAACCATCGATATATTTGATATCACGTTCAAAAATACAGATGGTTTGATTTTTACTATTGATAAATCGCAGTATACCGAATTATTAAGCAACTGCCTAAACGATCTAATCGCACTTGAAGAATACGAATTGTGCGCTGAGATCAAGAAATTTATTGATAAGAAATCAAAAAGTAAAAAATCAGGGGATGTCCAGGTATTTGATCTATAATCTGGAGGTAGTACCACACGCGGACAAAGCATGAATGTCCTTAAACCCTTGCGAAACAATAACTGTAGAATTATCTACTATGACCTTCGACGACATGATGTCTTTCGTAGGTGCGAACGAGTACGCATTAGCGGCTTAATTAGCGTCGGGTGTAACATCCTAGGAACAGAAGTTACAAGCAGTTTACCCAAACGTTAAATGGGTTGGTGGAACGCTATACTAACCATATGGCCCCAATTCTTTTGGAACAGTAGTAAGATTAAACTGTTAAACTAAGCGTGTGAGACGTTGGTATTATTGTTCGTTATAGAGACACCGGTTCGACTCCGGTCATCTCCACAACTTAAAGCAACCGTAACTGGTTGCTTTTTTTCATCATATTTATAGGTAACCATTATAAATTAAAAAGATGAAACAAAAAATTAGTGCTATCGCCATAGGCATGCGCGACAAATTAGTACTGGGTTTTTTTATGCTTGTTGGAGTCATTATTATGGCTGCCCTAGTAGCTCAGTTGTACTTCGTATATTGTGAGATTTTCAAATCACACGAAGAAAACCTACAAATGGTTAATGAAATTAACTGGAAAATTGACGGTAGGTGGAAAAACGACCCAAACAACATTTGGTATAACGCAGATGAACATATCTGGGTTCAAAGCGTAACTAACAAAGTAGTTATCGGTAAATTAGCAGGTAACCGCAACTTAGAGTTCGGTGTTAAAAACGTACTAGAAGAGTACTTACAAGAAAAAGGATTAAACCTATCCCCAGATGCTGAACAAAAAATTAAAGTAGAAATCATTTATTTAGATGTTTTAACTACTAAGAAAAATGTGTCTGTATTTCATAAAAACGAACAAGAAGTCGTTATTCGCTTAAAAGGTATACTATACAAAGACGGTATTAAAGAGAAAGAGGTAATAGTTGAAGAATCATCATCTGAAATCTCTATGTCAACTCTAATAGTAGATGAAGGTGGTAAATTCAACCAAACAAGCTTAAGTAATGCACTTAAGAAGGGTTGTGATAAATTAATCACAAAACTATTAGAAAAATAAATGAAAAAACTATTACTAATTATTGGGATACTAATAGTATCCATAACAACTAATGCTCAGATAGTTGTAAACCAATCTATTTCTGCTGGACCTTATAAAGTAGGTGATACAGTTACTGTAACTTATACAGTTGATAAGGGTATAACTAAACCACGTTATTTCTGGTTAAGATACCAATTTAACAATAAGGCTTTAACTTATTTATCAACTACATTCTCACAGGGTAGTCAAGCTCAAACATTCTATACTGGTTGGACTAACTATAGATTTACACCTAAATCAAATATAAGCGATACATCGCTGTATGGTCAGTATCAAGCTACACCTTGGTCGTATGCTGTAAACGCAGATTGGAATGTTGGACAATTAGCAATCCAAAGAGCAGACAGAAGTATAGATGGTATAATAGCAACTCAAAGATATATTCTTAAAGACCAAAATGTATATGAGAATTTTCATGATTTAGATTTATCATATGCGTTAGACAGTGCAACTGGTAATAATATTCCGTTTGTTAGAACAACTGCTGTTCCTTTATCAATTACTGGAGTAAGTGGTAATACATCTTTCTTTAAAGTAAGAGTATTATTTCCATCTGGATACAATATCAGTGATCATTCAGTTCAGTTAATGAGATTAAAAACTGATGGTAGTGGTGATATTGATTGGTCACAACAACCAATTTTACAGAAAGCATTAGATGCTAGTGGTGAGGCTATATTCACAACAGGTGTTAAAGTTGGTGATTCGTTAGGTGTATTCGTTGGAAACGCATCATCTAAAAGCTGGATGAATAATGTAATAACTGTATCAGATGCATATAGAGCATTTTTAGGACATTCTCAAACTGATATAGCAGGTAATAGTACATTCTTTACAAGACCTACACTTGAAAGAAGAATTGGTAATGTGACTAGAAACGATATGACATTTACTGAAGCAGATGCTTATTATTCATTTGCACACGTAATGGGAATTGATGTATCTGCTAATGCTTTCATTCCAACATCAACATCTACATCTTGGAGATGGCATAGTGGATTATTAAATCAAAGTTGGTTAGATGGTACTTCAAGATATAGAGTGTATATTACTCAACCTGCACAAACAGTAGATGCTGTATTTGCTTGGGGTGGTGACTTAGATTGGTCACATTCATCTCATCCTGATACAATCGCTGCAAGAATATCAAGTGGTGTATTTACAAATAGTACAGGTGAAACTATAAAAATTGGTACTATGTCTTACAAAGCACCAGTACTAGAGAAAGCAACATTAAGTTTAACCTCAGCAATTGAAAATAACAAAGTAACATTATCAGCAAACTTAACTAAAGCGGATTTAGCTGGTTTAGAAGTAATTATGCAATATGATAGTACTAAATTAACATTAACAGATGTTATATTTGATGCTGGTAGCACAATTACAAATTTCTCAACACACAATGATGGTAGATTAACATTTGGTTCTATTGATCAATTAAAGACAGCTAGAATTAAAGTTGGTACTCCATATAAATTAATATTCACGCCTAAAGTACCTTTAAGTAACACTGCAGGTTTATTCTATACAGTATTAGCAGATGCAGTTGATGCGACTGGTAAAAAGATAGAATTAATAGTTGAATAGTATGAAACAAATATTAGTTACATTATTCTTATTGATATCATTTTTAGGGTTCGGACAGAGTGTATCTGCTCCGGACTCTAAATCGTTCTTACCTTCTACAGCAGGGCAAGATGCTAGTGGGTTTAGTTTAAGTGGTTTTAGCTCAACTGCTAATTTACTAGCATCAATCAGTTTAGTTAATCCACCAACTGGTACAACATTTAACCTAACTACAACAACAGGTCTAACCGCAGCAAGTGGATTCACTTTAGCAGGTAATAAAACTCGTTTAGTGGTAACAGGAACAATGGCTAATATCAATACGGCATTAGCATCTCTAAAAGTAAACACAGGTTCGGTAAGAGGTAATGTTCAATTATCGGTAGCAGCAACTGTAAACCCAACTGGTTTCTTTTACAATGGAACAAACGGACACTTTTATAGACCAATATCAACAACGGCAACTTATACAGGAGCAAGAGCGGCCGCTGAATTAACAACATTCAAAGGCCAGCAAGGATATTTAGTAACAATAACTTCAGCCGATGAAGATGCTTTTATTTTTAATAATGTACCACAAGGTAATATTTGGTTTGCATTAACCGATGAAGCAAGTGAAGCAAGATGGACAATTGATGCAGGTCCTGAAAAAGGAACTTTAATTAAAATCAATAATGGTCAATTAAATGGAAACATACCAGGTCAATACAATAACTGGGCACCTGGTGAACCGAACAATAGTGGTAATGAAGATTACGCAGTAACTAAATGGAGTGGTGGTTCTCAATGGAATGATTTACCAAATGGTTTTTGGAATCCTTATGTAATTGAATATGGAACTTGGACTAATCCTGATGATGCTACATTCACTGAATTCTATACTAATAGTGTAACACACTCAAATGGTGAAGTATTAACAGCACGCTTTAATTTTGATTTTGGAGGTAATGTAGATGAAACTAGATTCTCAACTAAAGCAAATACATTTGTAAACAATACTTGGAATGAAGTAAGTAGTATAACTAGACCATTAAGTGGTTTAGGTAAAGTGGATGCAACGAGCCTATTAGATACCCTAAAAGTTAATGATGGTATTAAAGCAACTATAGTACCAGGACAAGTAGAATGGTCACTTATAAACCCATATGAAACATCAAGAAACGGACATAGATTGCAAATCGATGAAAGAGTATTTAGTGGGACTGGTATTAACTTAAACACAGTAAAATATGTAAAGTTATTTGATATATACGAAGGTCCAATCGCACCAATGGATTTTAATGGATGGTGGAAACAATGGGTAGTACCTGGAAATGTTAATTTGGCTAGTAAAGTAACAGCAAGTTCATTTCAAAATAATATACGATTACAAGATGGGTGGTATGCATTTAGAGCAGATTATTCATTTGCACCAAATACAATGTTTAAACAACATGGTATTGAATTAACAACTAATCAAACTGATTTAAATACATTATATAATAGTATAGTAACTGTATCAGATGTGTTTATAGCATTTAAAGAATTATCAAATGGTGGTATATTCGGAAATGAAACTGGTAATGAGTTTGCGTATGGTATTCAATATATGAATGCTGATGTTGATGGCAATGGTGTATTCAATGAAGCAGATACTTATAGACTATTACAACATTTAACAGGAGTAAAATCACTTACAGAATATTCAACATTAACGTACTTAATGAAATTGTATGGTAAATCGGATTACGACGCTATAACTAAATCAAATTGGAATACACAGTTTAACTATACAAGAAATTTATACCCATTCAGCCTAAATACAGGTACACTTAACAACACTTACAATATAGATGTAACTTGGGTTGGTGATGTAAACTTATCCCACTCAGCAATACCTGCTTCAAATAACGTAACAATTATGTCTGTAGGTACTACATCTGTACCAAATGAAATTAACGCTTCAATTGTTACTGAGGTAAGTGATAAAATATATGCTTACATTACTTTAGACCCACTACAACAACAAGTAGTGGGAACCCAATTCCAATTAAATTATGATAATTCAGTATTGAAATTTGAAGGTGTAGAATTTAAAACTAAGGGTAGTCCAATGAACTATGGTACTAATAAAAATAGCTTTATAAATTTAGGCTCACTAATTAGTGATGGTAGTACTACATTAGATAATACTACTGAATATAAAATAACATTCACATCAACAACTAAACTTGATAATATATTAGGTTTAATATCAATAGGTGCTACTGATGCCGTTAATAAAGCAGGCGTACAATTAAAAGTTAAAGTAAAATAATGAAAAAATTACTATTCATATTATTACTATTATCAGCTTGTAAAAAGGTAGACGTACCACCACAACCACCAACGGTACAGGATATATTCAGCGTTGCTGAATCTACTGTGTCTAATGGTGGAGATATTTACTTTGATTTGAAAGCAGCAGGTACATATACCTTAACAATGTTAGACCAAACCCAAAACGTAATCACAAGGGAGCGTATTAGTGGTAAAGTTGGCCAAAACAAATTAAAAATATACACTAGTTCGCTACCAGTTAAATATTTATATCTAGTACTGGAAGACCAATCCCGTACTCAAATAGGTAAAACCGCCATTAAAATTAATTAAAGATGAACGCAATGAAGAAAATATTAGCAGTTGCAGCTATCCTATTTGTAGGATGTACTAAAGTGGATGTACCAACACCACAACCCCCAGTAACAAACGCTGAATTAAAAATAACTAGCGCAGTAGGTATTAAATTACAATCACCATTCGTAACAAACGAAGTTGCTATGAATGTTAAAAGTGATGTAGCGCAGTCAGTTACAATTAGAATATTTGATATCTCAAACAGAGTAGTATCAAAAGAAACAGTAAACGTAATCGTTGGTGATAATATCTTAAAAGTATACACATCAGCATTACCACCATCAGCGTACAGAATTGGATTATTCGATGCTAATGGTAATCAATTAGGAATCACAGATTTTAACAAACTATAAAAATTAAATAACATGTCAGAAGAAGTAGAACAAGAATCAACTGGTAAATCGTTTAAAAACATTATCATTGGTCTAGTTAGTACAGTTACACTAGGTGTAGGTGGATTTATTACTAACAAATTAACAGGTGGTGGTGATGAAGCAGCTCCTGCACCAGCAGCAGCTCCAGTAATTAACATTACTAACAGCAACCAACAACAACAAGCAGCAGGTGGTAAAACTGTAATCATTAAAGAGAAAGCAGCAGAACCAGCTAAACCAGCAGCTCCAGTTAAGAAAAAAGACGGTGACGAATTTAAAGAAAAAGAACCACAGTGGTAATTTATAAAAAATAAAGTATGCAACCAAATACAGGATTTAGAGAACTATTAAATAAAATGATGTCCCGCAGATGGTACATCACAGCTATGGTATTAGGTGGATTCATTGTAATCATTGCTGGTATATTCGCAGCAATCAGTTTACAAACACCAATGGCCGCAGCATGGAAAGAATTATTAATGTTATTATTAGGTGCCTTCATTGGTAGCTATGGTAAAATCATCGACTACTGGTTCAGTGATACTGACAAAGATAAAATGTTAGTACAGAAAATGGATGAAGAAGATGGTGTAGCACTAGGTAGTGTTAATGACATTAAAGAATCAAACAAACCATTTACTCCATTAATTCCAGATGCTTTCGTAGCAGGTGCAGCAGCCGCTAGAGATTTAGCTGTAGTTGAAAACAAACAAAACTTTGAATTAGCTGCTGATCAACAAGAACATGATCAAAAGTTAGAAGCTGACCAACAAGAGCACGAGCAGGAAATGGCTAAATTAAAATTAGAACACGAACTTAAAGCACATAGATATTGCGAACATGAATGGGGTGACTCAGACAATGATGGTGAACTAGAATGCCAAAAATGTGGTCTATTAAAAGATGCTTACGACGAATCTCACTAACCATTAAAAATTAAAAGTATGAATTTCAAACAGTGGGTTATTGATCTATTCAAAGATGAAAGAGGATCAACTTCAGTAAAACCGGTTATCGCGTTTGTAGGTGCAATGTTTTTATGTGTAACAATGATGTTAAATTCATTTTCACATGCAGATTTTGCTCCATCAGCAGAACTAGTAAATGCAGTAATGATTATTACTGGTATTGGAATGGGTGCTGATACATTTGACAAATTCTCTCATAAAAAGAAAGAAGATTAAAAACAAAACTAAAGGGAACTTCGGTTCCCTTTTTTTAAATCAAATTTATGTATGAAAAATTTATTAATATTATTAGGTCTATTACTGACCATAAGTGCGGGTGCCCAAACTGTCGGATCAACGAAGACAGAGCAGTACAAAGCTTCATTCGAAACCAAAATAGACATTAGTCAATTTTTAAATTATGAAGGCAAAACAATACCGATTCAGATTCTCAAATGCGGTATTGGTGATGATCTTTATGAGCAATATCCTGAACTCAAAGAAAAGAAAGTGGGTTTGGGTGTGGCTAACATCACGCTTGAATATCTTGAAAATCTTAACCGCTTTACATTTACAGAAGATAAAACAGAAATTAAAAACAGAATGGTAAAGCAATTCCAAGCATCACAAGCTGGAATTAGCCAAGATAAATTAGATGGTAGAGGTAAGATTAGATTAGCTCATTACTTCGTTGAAATTGAAGTATACGATTGGTCAGTTTCAGATGACGAAGAAGTAAACTTAAAAGACGGAGTTAAAAATACAATGGTTACACGTTTAGGCTTACAAGTACGCTTTACAGATGCTGAAACAGGAGAAATTATAGCAGCATCTGGTTTAGGTGAAGCTAAAACAACAAGAGAATTAACATTATTATCTGACGCAACAATAGATCCAGTTAAATTTAATCAATCAACAGTTAGTATTGCGACTAAAAAAGCATTAGACATTGCTTGTGCTCGTATATTACCTCGTATGATTAAAAAGGGTGTATTTCCAAACTAATTAAAATGGGAACAAAAGCAAAAAAGAAAAGAGCAATGAGATCTAGAAAATCTGGACTTAAAACAGTAGCTCAAATAAGCAAAAATTTAGCAATCCTTTCAAAACTAAAGTAGTATGAAAAACTTATTATTTTTATTAGTATTTCTTCCAACATTAGCTTTATCACAAGTTAGCACTTGGAGAGGTGCTACGTCAACACCTAGAGTATCAACACAATCATTTCAACAATCAACTCCACAGCGAAATGTTAGTAGCTGGAGAAACGAATCACCAAGAGAATTTAATAGACCTGCAAGAACAAGATCAGGCTCAAATATTATTGTTAATGATCCTTGGTTAGGTAATAACTGGGGTTGGGGATGGAATAGATGGGATATGTGGGGTGCACCAGCATTTGGTTGGAACTTTTGGCAACCAATGTGGTACTGGAATGATTGGGGTTATAGACAACCTGCAAGAATCTATGTATATGATAATGGCAAGAGAGATACTATTAAAGGCAAAAAACCAATTATCAGCTTTGGTATTCAGGGAACAACAGATGATCAAGTGGGTGGTTTCTTTACAATAGGAAATAAAGGATACTTTATAGTAGAATATACAGCAAGTAATCTAAGAGATAACTCAACATTCTTTCCTTTTGGAAATATAGCTCAAGTTGATTTTCCAATGGTAAACGACTTAGTTCAAAGACAGAGCTTTTATGTTGGTGTAGGTAAGCGAATTAAAAGAACAGGTATCCATATGATGATTGGAACTGTAAGTGAAGACGCTAAATGGAGAGGTAAAGATGATTTAGGTTACATAACATTTCCTAAGTACTTAGATAGATTTACAACAGTAAAAATAGGTGCACTACACGACTATAAAAATTTTACAATAAAGTTTGATTATGACCCAATAATCAATAATAGAACTTTTGGATTGGGTGTTAATTTCTAAAATGAAAAAATGGTTAGTAAGTATATTATTAATCGTTATATGTTTATTCGCTAAGATAGCGAACGGACAAGTTTACACTCAAACATTCATTGACAAATGCACTGGTCAAACCAAAGTAGCTACAACTACAATGGTTAACGGAAACGCTATCGTTTCATTCTATGGTCAAATTAAGACATTTACTCCAGCGCAAGTAACAAACGGAGAATTACAAGCTTGGCTTCAAGCAACGTATGTATCCTACAATTCACTAGCATGTCCAGTATCAACTCCCGTAGTAACACAGACAGTGACTCAGGCAGTGTCGCAGGCAGCATCACAAGCAGCATCATCAGCAGCAAGCTCAGCAGCGTCATCAGCCGCTTCATCAGCAGCCTCAAGCGCAGCAAGTGGAGCAGCTTCAGGAGCAGCAAGCGGAGCCGCAAGTGGAGCAGCATCAAGCGGAGCAGCAGCTTCAAGTGGCGCTTCAGCCTCAAGCGGTACAGCAGCATCCTCGAGTGGATCTTCATCCCAATCATCATCGGGTTCGTCCTCGTCTTCATCTTCTGGTTCGTCATCCTCATCTGGGGAATCGTCTTCATCAAGCTCATCTGGAAGCAGCAAAAGCGAAAGCAAATCAGAGACAAAATCAGAATCAAAGAGCGAATCTAAATCTGAAAGTAAAAGCGAATCTAAAGAAGAAAAGAAATCAGAAACTAAAGAGGAAAAAAAAGAGGAGAAGAAAGAAGAATCTAAAGAGGAAAAAAAGGAAGAGAAAAAAGAAGATAAGAAAGAAGACAAAAAGGATGATAAGAAACAAGCCAAAATGAATCCTATAATGATAGGTTCAGATCTAACTGTAGCACAAAATCCTACAGGTGGATTCACACCAATCATATCATTAAGTATGTCTCAAGCATCTGCTACAGGCGAATCAAGTTGGGGTATATCAAGTATGGTATGGGCTGATTTAAAGTCATTCGCTTTATCTGCGAATAAAAGCGATATGAACTTTAAGAACGGAGTACTCAAATCAATAGATGCTTATTCATATACCGTTGCTTACGTCGCAGGTACGCATATGACTTTTGGTGGTTATACTCACATTATACCACATCCAAAATATGGTACGTTCGGCTATAACTTATCTGTTATTAATATTAAATTGAAAGAAGCTGTTGGTTACTCATATTCAATGATGTCATCAACAACAGCATTCTGGACTAAACCATATCAAATAAGCAGAAAATCAACATTATCTCCAGGTGTATTCTTAATGGCGTCGCCATACACGTACAACAGCAAATCAGGCAGTACATGGAATTACAATGTAATGGGTTTGGTGGGCACAGGATATAGTTTTAAATTGAGTAAACGATTTGGGTTTAATATTGACTATAAAGCAAGCTTATCAACAGTACCAGGTACACCAATACTTAGCTTCTTCCTTGTAGGTTCAAGATTACAACTATAAATTTGGGTTGGGCAAAATTTTAACGTATATTTATTCTCGCTTAATTAATTAACAAAAACACAATTATTATGAAAAAAGCAACATTAGTATTCGTAGTAGCATTAACATTAGCTGCTTGCGGAACTGGAAACACTGAGACTGTAGCAACTGATTCAACTGCTGTGTCTGCTGATACTACTGCTGTAGTAGCTGCTGACTCGACGAGTGTTGATTCAACTACTACTAAGTAATGATCGTGGCCTGTCTTTTGGACGGGCCAACTTTCTGCTTTAAATTAACATTATGTATAAGATTAAGAACAAAATAAGACAAATACGTAAATTAATACGTTGGATACCTATCTTATGGAGAGATAGAGATTGGGATTATTATTTTGTTTATGAAATATTAAAACAAAAATTAATTGATACTGAAAAGTATATTCGTAGAGATGGTTTACATGTATTTAATGAGCACGATGCTGATAGTATTAAAACAGCAATCGAAATGATAGAGAAAGTACAAACTGAATATCATCTTGATAAATACTTATCAGAAGCAACTGAGTGGACTACTGAGGGAATGAATAAAGCTATAAAGGATCATAATAAAGCTAAACAAGAATTATTCAAATATCTAAACAATAACATTGAAAAATGGTGGGACTAGGTAAAAAATGTATTAAATGTTTACGTTGGTATCCTAAATTTATGTTTAGAAAGGATGGTAGGGTATACCAAGTTGCAACTGAATTAGGTAAAGTTAGAACATGTAGAATATGTTCTTGGAAAGAATCAGGTAGAGATAGTGTTGTAAGATGGAATGGAACTAAATTTGAAGTTGTAACTTTAACATTAAAGCAACGAATTAAAGAATTATTAGGATGATAGCACTAATTATATCAATTGCAGTAGCAACTATTATATCTATACTTTGGGTTAGAGGTATAGATAACATGAAACAAAATCCTGACTATAAGGGATACGATTTATTTGATGAAGAAGATAAAAACAATATAATATGAAACAATACATTAGCCCAATATTAACAGCATGCTCATTAATTGCCCTGTTAACAACAATTTACTTTCAGAATGAAAGAGTTAATCAATTTAAATTTGAAGTAAAAACATTAAAATCAACAGCAGATAGTTTACACGATGAATTATTTATTAGACACGTTATAAATGAAAGATACGAGTTATCTCTAGATCATTTACAGAAAGTAAATCCAAATGCTGCTCTTGAGTTTGTAAATTTTATGAACCACGAGACTGAATAGTATCACTTCCTAATTAGCGTATATTTATATATGCTATGATACGATACGCTAAACATAATAATAAAGAATACATCGTAATAGATAGCTCGTTTGAAATTAACGGGCTAAAATCCCCACTGCACGTTCAAATTAATATTAATGGTTTTACTCAAGAGGAAAAAGACTTACTGTATAAAACATCTGCAGTAGCTTTTAATCGTCACATCAATTTCTCTAAAAAACCTACAGTAGCTCCTAAGAAACCTTGGTGGAATATTTGGTGAAGGCAAAACAATAGCTTAGATTTAAGCTATGAAATTAGTAGTAATAGGCGATATTCATGGTCGTGATATATGGAAACAAATCGTAGCTAAAGAGCACGACGATACAGATGAATTTATATTTGTAGGTGATTACTTTGATTCATTTACAGTTAAAGGTCTAGACCAAATAAATAACTTTCTAGACATTATTGATTTCAGAAACACATCTATATACCATAAAGTAACATTATTAATTGGTAACCACGATTATCATTATTACCCAGGTATTGAGGATAATGGCACCTCAGGCTACCAAACATTAATGGCGCCATCAATCAAACACGTAGTAAGCGAAAATAAACAATATCTACAAGCAGCTTATCAAGTTGACGAATTTGTTTTTACACACGCTGGATTAAGTAGTGAATGGTTAGATGATAATATTGTAATGTGGGATGTACCTAATTTAGCAATGTATGTTAATGATTTATTCTATTATCAACCTCAAAAATTAGCTTATCGTTCATATAAACAAGTTGGAGATAAAGTATATGGAGTTGGTGGTTATGGTAATGAAACATTTCAGGGTCCACTTTGGATCAGACCTAAAGCATTAATGGCTGCTAATAAGTCTACTCAAGACGGTAAACTTACTAATAAAGAAACCCTTAAAAACCATATCATTCAGGTAGTAGGACATACACCACAAGATACAATTGATATTAAAGGTAAATCTACTGGCGGTAGATATTACTTCATAGACACACTTGAATATGGACAAAATCAATATTTGGTGATCAAAGATGGAGTCGTATCTTTAGGAGAATTAAATAATAAAGATGAAAAGTAAATTCTACATCAAGGATAAACGAACACTAAAACAGAAACTAACTGACTTTGGTCATAGTATGTTGTTCTGGAGGGGTAGAAAGAAAGGTATGATTCATACTAGGAATATTACTTGGAATGATATTAGAGCTGTATTCTTCCCTAAGAACTTCTATGAAAAATATCATTACTTAGGATCAGTTCCATATAATAAGTTAGGTCCTATTTTTGAAGCAATGGAGCCGTTAGTAATCTTTATGGATTATAAAGCAAAGCCTTGGTGGTGTCCTAGATGGTTTCTTAGATTCTTACATTTGTTTGGTGATGATAATTCAATAGTGAGAGTTAGGAATAGGTTTCTAAGCAATCTAAAATGCAAAATCACAGGACACATTGCAATGATGGACTACAAAACCAAATGGACTGATTATGATTTAAGAATATCAGTTGTAGGAAATAGGCAAGTACAAAATTTAACTGATGCTATTGAAGCTAGATACTATGAAGTAGGTTATAGAACAGACCTTGCAGATCAAATCAAAAAATTAGATCCAGATACGGTATATAATAGTGGTTATACAATTAGTAGTATGAAAGCAGAATTAATGAGATTAGGACATGAAGAATATTAAACCAAAATATTTGAAATGAAACGAGAAGATAAAAATAAGTTAATATTAAAGGAACTGATTGATAAGATGTTTGAGATGGCAGGACACGATCTTAAATTTGAAGATGTAGAAGATAGAAAGGATAATTGGTTTCAACAATACACAATGACTGAGGCTCAAAATGAGGAGTGGAGGGATTGGGGTATTAAATTAATAATGAAAAAGCGACGTTATAATAGGTACTTAGCAGATCGCGAAATGAGAATGTTAGATTTATATTGTGGACTAAAAATATCAGATTCAAAATATGACACCAAAAGAAAAAGCAATAGAAATAGTAAATAAATACATGAGTATAAGAAGTATTAATTTACATGATCATTCAATAATATACTTACTACAACATAAACAGTGTGCATTGGTAGCAGTAGATGAGATAATAAAAGCAACAAAAGGATATTCATATGTAGTGGGATATGATATGTTGAGTCACGATATCTATTGGGAAGATGTAAAACAAGAAATAGAAAACCTATGACAGGTAAAAAACAACCTAAACGCAACTGGTTCATTGTAATGAACTCACAACTAGAATACTTTTGTGGATTAATGTATGGTGGTCAGTTAGTATGGAGTAGTGATTACAACGAAGCAAAACCACTAGACGACGAACGCAAATTTAGAACGTTACAAATGCTTTGTATGGGCGAGGAACTAGTCTTAGATTATATTAAATAAGTAGTTATGGAAGACGAATATATGAAACGCGTTCGAGAACGCTTCTATAAACAGGTAAGAGAAACAAATTGGGGAGCTGGTGATGAGAAAGTATGTAAACCTAGAGGCCGCAAACCAAAACAATACACTAGACCAGATTCAGTCCCTTATAAATCACTAAACGATATAAAACAATCTAAATACAATTGGCTATGAGTAGTATCAGTATAGACGTAGACATTGATGATATCATCTGGGGAATGGGCTCTTATGATAGAAGAGAATTCTTTAAATCAATGCAAGATGAAGGTTACATTTCTAAATCATGTATCATTACAAAGGATGGTGAAGTTAAAGCAGCAGGCCATATAGAACGAAATAAAATAGCTGAAAGTAATGATGATTTTAACAAAGCGCTACAAATATTATTTGGTAGGGGTTGGCTGTTAACTAAGGAACAAGAACAATATGTAATTGAACTAGCAAAACGATTCTAATATGGAAAATAAGTATAAGTTACTACCTCACAATTATTTCGGATTTGAATTATTCGAAGAAGTATTTAAAGTAATTAATGAGCGTGGTTATCAACACGATGATCAAATGTTTAAAGCTGGTGTAGCAAGCGCCGAAGCTGCAGTTAGACGTTTACGTGAAGAATACTACGAAGCGATCTCAACCACTCCGTTCTAGTAGAGTTATGGATATTTATAGGCATGAAGAAATGCCTAATATCCCTACTATTAACATTAGTAGCAGTTATATCTTATAGTCAAGATGTAGTTACATTAACACACAAGTCGTATACAACACATTATAGTAAGTCAAAACACTATCCAGTTAAGGTAGAGTGGTGGGTTACTAGAGCAAATTTAACATGTGCTGTTAAAGCCAAGCGTGGTGATAAATTTATAGCTGATCCTAAATTACCAGCCGAAACAAATTTACAAGCAGATTATACAGGTCAAGGATTCGATCGTGGACACAATTTCCCAGCAGCAGACGCTGCTTGTGATCAAGTGGCAAACGACGAATCATTTTATTTTAGTAACATGACCGCTCAATACCCAGCACTCAATCGTGGTGATTGGAAAGCATTAGAAACATTAGTACGCGACTACGCTATTAAAGAAGATTCAGTACACGTTTGGTGTGGGTCAGTAGGTGTAGCTAAGAAAATTGGTACAACATCAGTTCCAACACAGTGTTGGAAAGTAATATACTTCAAGAAATCAAACGAATGGATGGCTTTCTTATTTGATAACAATACAAGTAAAGCAGACGGACTTAAGAATAATGAAGCAACATTAGCTGATATTGAAAAATTAACTGGCTTTAAATTTAAGTAAAACAATGTTTACCCCAAACCACTTACACCTATTAGTGAAAGGTTATATCACTAACCCCCCAAAATCAGAAGAAACTTTAAATATTTGGTTTCGAGAATTAGTAAATAAAGTAGGAATGGTTGTTGTCGCAGGACCAACTTCAGTTTATGTTAATGAACCTGGAAATGAGGGCATAACAGGAACCGTAACTTTAGCTACATCACATGCTTCAATTCACGTGTGGGATGCTTTAGAATTACCTATGTTCCAATTTGATTTATATAGTTGTTCAGATTTTACTCCTGAACAAGTACTAAATCACATCGATGAGAATTTCTCATTACAATCAGCAACATGGCAGTTCATAGATAGGAATAGCGATGATTTCAAGTTGATTGATAGTGGGAAGTGGAAGGCAGAGTAATGGTCGTAGATTTACGTCAAATAAATAAATAATGGCAATACAAACTAGAGACGAAGCACAAGACAAATTCAGTAGAAGAGTAGACAAAACATTATTTAAAAAGAAAAAACATGTGCCATTGAGCCAAGAGTCATGGGATGACTTGAGTCGTAGAGGTGCATCGTTGGCTGAGCAGGAAGAGTGGATTAAATTGAGACGTAGACAAAAAGAACGAGAAGACAACATTAAAAATAGCTAAGATGACAACCAACACAGAGTTAGAACTTAAATGCCTTAAAATTGAGGCAATGGTTAGAGCAATGGTAATGAATGGCGTTACGGATAATCGAAAGTTAGTTGACGCTGTTAGCAACTATTACCCACCACTATCAGCATGGGAACAAGAAATGTTCAGTGAAGCGATTATATACGCAAAGTATGGAGTCCTAAATTAGGGCAGGCAGGGTAGATAGTGTAGATTTAAGTATTATAAAAAATTAAAATAAAAGGTTATGACTTACAGTATTGAAAGAATCAAGGAATTAGCACCGTCAGTATTTACAACTGAAAAAGCTTCACATTTAACGGATAAATATATCCAAACTCCTACAATTAGAGTAGTAGAAGATTTAATGAACTTAGGTTGGGAAGTAACTAAAGCCCAAGAGGTTAAAGCTCGTAAGAATAAGGGCTTCCAAAAACACTTGTTAGTGTTTCGTCATCCTGAAATCACAATTAAGGGTGCAAATGGAGATGATTCATTCCCTCAAATCCTATTAACCAACTCACATGACGGTAAAGCCGCATTTAACTTTAGAGTGGGTATCTTCAGAATGGTATGTAGTAATGGATTGGTAATTAGCGATGCTGATTTCGGAGTGATGTCTATTAGACATATGAATTATACCTTCGAATCATTGCAATCTAAAGTTGCTGAAATGATTAGTAAGTTACCTGGATTAGTTCAGAAAATTAACTTATTCAAATCAACTCAGTTGACTGAAGCTCAAATGAATGAGTTTGCTACTAAAGCATCTGAATTGAGAACTAAGCAACGTGTTAATATTATGGACATGCTTACTCCAACACGTGCTGAAGATCAAGGTAATGATCTATGGGTTGTATTCAATCGTATCCAAGAGAAAGTGTTAGGTGGTTCATACACATATGGTGGCCGTAAGGCTAGATCAGTAAAGAACTTCCAACAGGATATTAAATTAAACGAACAATTGTTCGAATTAGCTGAAGCATATCTTTAATTTTGAAAGGTGGGGGTGTCAAAGCCCTCACCTTATATTTATCTAAATAAATAAGTTATGAACGAATCATATCAAGAAGAAATAGATAAACTAATAGCTAAGTTTTCATTAGCAATACTAGCCGAATTAGGACATAAATTACCTATGGACCAAGTCAAATCACTAGCTAAAGCAATAACAGTGGTTGCTATGGAGGAATTGGATAAGGAAGAATATGAAACCCATTTTTGGATGGAAGCAAGGGAATATTATACAAATCAAAAATAAAAGTTATGAGAGTTATAGCAATTAGAGATAGTTACTTTAGTGATGGTAAAACATTAACTGATTTAGCTATTCATAAAGGTTCAGTCTACCACGTAACAGAGACGTACTTCAAACCAGGAAAGCATTATTTCCAAGATACGGGAAGTTATTATCCAAACGGTGTTGGCTTCTACAGGTTATTAGAACAAACAGGTTCACATGTTGAAGATATGTTCCTTGAATTACCTGATGATCTATTTGAAACTGAAACTGAAACTGAAGAAATACAATATGAACGAAAATAAAAACGAAATACATTTAATACATTTAGGATTTGGTTCACATCTAAACGTTCAAACGTCACAACTAGTATCAATTAACGAAACACTAATATTGATTAATGGAGCTAAAGACCCAATTGAATTAAACGTTAAAATCGAAGCGGACTTTAACAGTATACCTTCAGAATACCATGAAATATTCTTAAACATGTTAACGTCTAAATATAGTAACAAAGCATCATTTGGTGATAATCCGTTCTCAGTATGTCAACCCAAACCGAAACGCAAATGGTACCAGCTTTGGAAGGCGAAGTACTAAGCGTACATTGACGTTATAAAATTAAAGGTTATGTCAGTTATAGTAGGAGGCGACAAGATAATTGTCCATAGTTACATTCCACCAATTGTGTTTACAGACCCAATTAAATCAGATAAGCGTTTCGTTATTGCTGATGGTAAATGGACTGAAATACCATTTCATTTAGGCCAAAAACACATCATACATTTCAAGAAAGAGTATAAAAACTCTAAAAACGAAGCGTTCAAAAACACATTTGAACAGGAAGTAGATGGCAGTAAAGGTAAGAAGTATACAGTTAAAAATGAAGATGATAGATGGAGCTGTACTTGCCCTGCATTTGGTTGGTCAGGTAATAGTGGATGTAAACACATTAAACAAGTAAAAGCTGATAACGGATGGAACTAAAAGATAAAATTGAAACATACACCCCAACAAAATACAATCCGTATTACTGGTGGAGGCGTTTTAAGGGTAGAGAAACACTTCATAAGTATCAGCCACTTAAAGATAAAATAGTAAATGGCGATTACGAACCAAGTGATTATCATTGGTGGATGTTATGGGAGGATGAATTAGAACAGGAATCATTATCTAAAATAACTGATGTAGGTAAACAACACGAAGCAAGATGTTTATTTGGGGAGCGTAGACGTAGATTAATAAATGACTTTGAAAAAGACGAAGCCAAAATATTAGAGGCAATGTATAAGGATTTCTGGTTAGCATTTAGAATGAAACGAGATGAAGTTGAAGATGAAATGTTCAATTTCGATGGTACGTTGCTTGAATTCTATCATTATATTTATAGTAAAAAGAAACAAAATGGAAATTAAAGACATTCTTAGTGAATTAATTACAGTAGCTACCTCAGCATTAAATGAACGTGGTGTACCTGAAAACTTCGATTTGGAAGACTTCATTGACACATTAGAAAGTTACTACAGTGAACTAGATGAAATAAGTGAATTCGTTTACATTGATGATAAAGACGAATACGATTTCAGTGATGATGGAGATGATTATTATAGAGGGCAAGATTAAGGTTATATATTCACGTTATAAAAATTAAAGTTATGTCAAGAAATAATGAACGCGTATTAAGCGATCAAATGATTTCAGATATCAAAGATTCAATTTTCATTGATTTGGTAAATGAACCTGATTCAGTATATCACTTAGTAGATGATGTTATGAATGCTTATTTAACTAATGATTGGAGTACAATTAAGGAAACCATGACTGAAATTATTGAAGCCACAGAAGACGATATCTTACTAACACTGAATATGGAATTAGCAGAAGACGCATTTAATCAAGCAGAGAATGGTAATTAAATTGATATTGATTTGGTTTGCATGTGTAGCATTATTTGGAATAACAGCACTTACAATGGTATTATTAACAGGCTATTTGGGTGGTAAACCAAAATCAAATAAATTTAGGAAGTGGTGGAGTGCAAATGTAGTGGATTTAGATAATTTATATCATTAAGATATAAGTTGGTTGGGCAAAATAAGAGTTGTAGATTTAAGTATATTAAAATTAAAAAATTAAAGTTATGGCTACAAGATCATTGATTGCAAAACAAACAAACGACGGTTACAAAGCGGTTTATTGTCATTGGGATGGTTACCCTTCACACAATGGAGCTGTATTAGTAGAAAACTACAATACACCAATAATGGCAGATAATTTATTAGCACTTGGAGATTTAAGTTCTTTAGATGTAACACTTCAAACAACTAAAGCATACCATAGAGATATGGGTCGCGATTATGAAGCAGCTGACTTTGTAAAGACATTCAGTGAGTTAAAGCAATTTGGAAAAGAATGTTGGGCTGATTACATTTACATATATAATAACGAATTAGAATGGGATTGCTATAATTCACAAGGCGTCCTATTAAATATATTAACCGATAATTTAATAACGGTTTAAAGAGGGTTCATACTTTTAATTTTTAATGGTTAGATTGAGCTGGGTTTCTACCCGGCTCTCTCGCTGCTTGGGAGGCAGAATAATAGTCGTAGATTCACGTTATAAAATTATTAAGTATGCCATATGTAGATCTAGAAAGTGTTAATAAAAACACAATAGTAAGTGATTTAAAATCAGTAATTGGTAAGAGAGTATCACAAAACCAATCACCAACACTCGTAGCCAAATTAATTAAAGTTGGTAAAGTAAATTGCGTATTCGAATCAGTAGAATCCGATTTCAAATTATCTACTTTAGCACCTGGATATAAGGTAGGAGTGCAATATAAAGTACCTACACAATTCGCTTGGAACTCGTTCTTCTACTAGGGAGGGCGGGGTTCGAATCGTAGATTTAAGTATATTAAAAAATTAAAAGTTATGAATACAGTTGAAACAATGAAATTTACAAAACGCGATTTAGTGTATTTAGACACAATTGAACAAGCTTGGGATGGTAGTGAATTAAAGATTGAAGATGGTGATGTTAGGATATGGCTTAACCCACGTGAAAATAGAGCATACGATGGTGACTATACCCTCGAAACACGAATCAATGGTAAATGGTCCCAAACCAAATGTTACTTTGAATAGGCAAAACAACAACCGTAGATTTAAGTATATTAAAAATAAAAATAAAAGTTATGAGTAAACAAATTATCCTAGATGCATTAGCAGCACAATTTGCAGTTAAGCAAAATGAATTCACACAATACGATACAACAGTATATCAACCAGCATTAGCCGAACTGAATAAGACTGTCAGTGATTGGTTCAGTATGGTATTAGACTTAAATCCATACCGCCTTACATTCAATGGTGATTATGTAGAAATTACTCCATCAGATGAAGGTAAATGGCATAGCATGATTACTATTAAAAGAAATTCAGGTTGGGGTATTGAAAAAGATACATATTCCATTGATTACAGAAGCGGTTATGGTAAAGCAGAAAATCAAACTGACATGTACTACCTAACTACATTAGGTAAAGTAGCACAGAACATTGACTTGATAGTTGAAAATATGAAGTCTGAATGGAAACCAACACATCAATCGATTTACAAGCCATATTATGAACTAAGTAATGAATTAGGTAAATTAGAGAGTGAAATAAATGGAGTTAAACAAGATATTCACAATGATAAACGTGAAGTATATAAAGCACCAGGATTCGAACATACAGTAACATCTCAGCTTGCTTGTAAAATGAACTACGATACTAATGAATATGAATTAAAAACAGTACCGTATACAATTAGATTAGAGACAGGAAGTGGTAAGTGGGATTACATGTGGGTTAACTCATATAAAGTAATTGGACCTGCTAAATATAGAAAAATAGCTATACAAGTTAAACGTAATGAAGGTGATGAGCGTTGGGAAGATATTGAAGTTAAAGGCGAATTCTTCGATCAATTCATCGCAGAGGTATATAATTGGGAAACTAGATTGAGAGAGAAGCGTGACGAAGACGAAACTAAACGCTACAATAAGTTCGTTGAGGCAAAGCAAACAGCATAGATTCACGTTATAAAATTAATAAGTATGAGTTTAACAATTGAGGATTTAAAGACAATCAGAATCGGATTAAATAAAGTAGCATTCAGCGATAGAAATAATATACTTGAAACAATGAAGAATGTAGATGCAATGTTAGCAGAGCATAATTTAAAGTTCGAAATGGAAGCTAGACCAAAACGTAAATGGCAGCGTGACACTATTTACGACTATGTATTTAACCCTATAAATAACTAATATGAAAACGTTTAACGATTTAGAATTCAAACAAGACATACAACGAGGACTAAACGCAGCTCGAATCATGTTCGATAATGGATACGGAGCGAGTGTAGTAATAGGACCACACACATACGGTGGTGAAGATGGATTATATGAATTAGCCGTTATTTTAGGTAGTGATGGTAAATTAACATACGATACACCTGTAACAGATGATGTTGAAGGATATCTAACAGAAGATGATGTGACTAAATTACTAGAACAAATACAGAACCTAGAAATAGCACCATAAAATTCAGCTTAAGCTTTATGGCTCACACACCACATATATAAATACGTATATACGATCCAATATGAATAGATTCATACCATGGTACCCAATTAACGAAGTAATTAAAACGAAGGATAGATGATACTAATGCTAATATACCCACTTGGATTCTTAATAACGTTAACGTTCTTCAAATACTTTGGAAAGCGAATCGGATTCGATTATGACGAATGGAATAAAGATGGATGGTATGAAGATTGGGAGAGCAATGAACAAGCATACTTCGGATTCTCAGTAATGTGGTTCATGATAGTACCAGTATTAATCGCAGTTGGATTATGTAAGGGACTATACATGATTAGTAAATGGTATTTAAAATTATAGATAGATGACAGCAGTAGAATACCTAAAACAACAATACATTGAGCGTGGTGAAACATTACCATCAGGTGTATTTCAGGAAGCGTTGGAGATGGAACAGAAGCAAATGAAGGAAATGTATTTGAAGGGTATAGAGAATTATGATCCAACGTTTAAGAGAAAGTCACAGTGGACAGCAACCGAAAGCACATTCAATAGTTATAGAAGACCAAATCAATAGAATAGAATATTAAAACGAAGTATATGCTAACAATAGCAGACATGAAGGCGATGTATGATCGCTACAACGAAATGTTGGAATGGTATAAGATGCAGATAATCAAGGGCATCAACTATGAGAAACATGACGAGTATAGTGAGCATATAAAGGAATTATCAGTGATCGTGTTTAACGTAGCCAGACAACTTGAGCAAACGATTGAAGAAGCATATAGCAAGCATATTAGACAATATTAAATGGAAAGAATAAAACGATTCATTACAGAATGGAACCTAATTCTAGTAGTGTACTTAATACTAATGGGAATGATCGGAGCACAGATGCTCTACATTTACCGAATCAAGAGCGAGTTAAAACTATTTCAAGACAATGAAAACATTCCATCTACAAATAATAACGGGAAATAAGGCGGTTAATAATGGAACGTATGTAACAACATGCAACGCGGAGGGATTCACAGTGGAGAATGGAATATATCTATTCAAAATGGAGCAAGGTGAGATAGTAGCGTGTTACCCAATTGATAGAACAATCATATATAAAATCACGAACCATGAGCAAGTTGAAACACATTGAAATTAAATTGGTGGATGATGAGGGTAACTACTCAAAAGCCACAGTAGAATATCCAGGATATATTGATACACAAACCAAACACGGTATTGATATGGTTAAGGACGTACTGGATCATATGGTTAGGGAACATAAAAACGGTAAAATGGATTCGATGGCTAAAAAGGTAATTGAACTAAAAACACGTTCGGGAAACGAGGATTTGAAACTAGAGATTCAACGGCTACAACAGCAACGGGTTAAAATGATGAAAGGGGATGAGGACGATGATGAATAGGATAATGAATACTCAGCATACGGGTGAGACGGTGACGGCGAAAGAACTAATCAAGCAACTTGGTGGTATAATGAACACGGAGGAATTGATGACTGAGTTTGCTAGGATGCACGTGCGCAAATCACTAATGGCGGCTCATTATGCTGCTGTGAGTACGTTGGACGGACGAGCATGGGATACCGTGTACAATAAGAAATTTTTGTTACAATGTTATCCTGAAGATATGGTTAAATAGCGAGAGATACGGAGACGGTGAGTGATATTGTTGTGTAGAGGCCGCCGTTTTTTGCGTTGTTTTTGCGTTGAATTTGCGCTGTTTTTTATAGCGTAGGTTATATAATGGGTGAGGAATAGGGATAGTATGGAACGAGTCGGATTTTTATCCACGTAATGTTTTGTTTAGGTTCGTTATAGTATGTGACGAGTTGGTTGGTGACGGTGATTTGGTGTTGAGTTCCACCCCATTTTCTCTCCACGCGATCCAAACTTTTTTTTATGAACTTTTTGTCCCAAACCCCATTCCTTTTTTGACGCACAACTACACTTTTTTGTTGCATAACTTTTTTTGGTTGTTGCACAAAGTGTTCGTACCTTTAGGTGTTTTTTGTAGCAATTTTGTCGCGGTTTTTTGTGACGTTTTTGTTGCAGGAGGGTGTTGTTGTGGCAGAGTTTTTGTCGTACATTTACGTCAATAAAAATTAAGATATGAAGATAATTGAAACCCCGTTTATGGTTGGTGAGGACCAAATAGGAACTGTGAAACGCTACGCTGATATTTTCCCTGAGCTAGCTAATCCTCAGCCACGTGATAGGGTTTTACCCGCACCGTACTTTTATGAGACGCGTATGTTTTTTTCACTGATCAAACAACGCGAACCAGGTGAGCCAGGATGGCCCCGTGGTGGATATGAGGTACGTGATGAGGGAGGTGCTAGTCGTTGCTTTGATCTGGATCAGGTAATTTTACACCCGTCCGTGATTAAGCACCGACGCACCCTTAACATGATGAATCGCAGTGATGAGAAAGCCGAGCGTAAGCGCGTCAGTGATCTGCAACGTGGTTTAAAACCGAAGAAGGAGAAGGTCGAGGGCACCCGTAGGGGACGTCCAGCACTTGATCCAGAGGTGAAGGCCGCACGTGAACTTGAGAAGGTCGCGCGTGCAGAAAGAAGTGGAGGCCGGAGAGGAAGGCCCGCTTCTGGTGTCACTCCAAAGACACCAAAAACTTCCACCGGAGGAAAGCGCGGACGTCCTTCACTCACTAGTGAAATGATTTCCTCACGCGCGGCTCAAAAGGCACTGGTTAAGGCACGCACTGGAGGCCGCCGCGGCCGTCCGAAAACATCTAGGCGATAGGTTTTGTTCGGTCACAGTTTTTTTTGTACCTTTACAACGTACTAAAAATTAAAACGTATGTATAGTTTAAAATGTGATTATTACAGAGCCGAATTTACCTGTATTGGTGATTTGATTGCTCATATCATGATTTCTGGTATGGATCCTGATTACGAGATCACCAGAGATGGAAAGTCGATAGGTGAGAAAGCAATCGATTACATTTCATTCTAGTGTGGTGGGGCAAAACCCACTTCGTACATTTACGTCAATAAAAATTAATAAGTTATGAAAGCAGAAATTTATATTCAATCAGAACGTCTTGTTTATTTACAAGAGGAATTAGGGGATCAAATCATTGTTTTGCAGGAAGAAGATGAGTCAGGTCAGGTGAAAATCTCAATTGAGTTAAGAAGAGACACTGATTTGTTGTTCATTTTTCATTCTGGAGTAAGGTATGGTTTGGACAAAATGCAGGCAGTATTTACAAAAAAGTAATTTACACTTAAACACAAATAATAAATGGAATTATTTCAAATTTTAGGATCGGCCGTACTTTTGGCTTTTGGGGGGATGTTTCTCTACAACATGTTTAAAAATCGTTTCATCGTTACGGTGGCCGACAAACGTGGGGTTGTTCGTAAGCGTGACTTGCGTAACGGCCGATTTGTGAAGTAACGGTTGGTTGGGCAGGGTTTTGTTCCGATATTTACATTGTACTTAAAGATATAAAGGTTATGAAAGACACGTTAGTAAGAATTACGGCTCAGATCCATGAGAACTACGGTTCGGCTGAAGCCCCTTATTGGAAGCCCAAGGGCGGCCAGGAGTTTCACCTCAGAGCAGATGCGGATGATTTTTTCTACGGTGAGGAAACTTGCAAGAAAGCAATCGACAAGATTCTTGCTGACAGGTCTGATGACCACTACCGTTACACGCGTCTGGATCACGAGCTAGTGTTTTTTGAGCCCAGAGTGATCACCACTCACGAGTTCTATGAGACACTAGAGGCCGTAAGCCAGAGCGAAACCCATCCAGCTTAAAAATAAGTGTGGCGGGCGGAACAAAACATCGTATTTTTACATTATAATATTAAATAAAAAACAAAATCAAAGGTTATGTCAACAGAAGTTAAATCAGCACAGAGAGGTCGTCCAGTATCAAACACATCAGCTCGTCAAGCACGTCTAGCAGCCAGAGCAGCTAGAGCAGCAGCGGGTGGATCAATCAGTAGAGGTCGTCCTGCAAACGGTGAGTCAGCACGTCAAAGAAAATTAGCTGAGCGCGCAGCGAAGATCGCAGCCGGTGAGGTGATCAAGCGTGGAGCCCCTAAGAAGGTGACACCAGACACGACACCAGCCGAGGTGGCTGCTTAATTGTCCGTGAGGGGTTGGGTTTTTCACCCACCCCTACGGGCTTTTTTATCACCAACATTATTACAATGAAAAAATTTATTATTGCGGTTGTATTGATCTCATTTTTTACATCATGTTCTGTGGAGATGAAGATCAGACGATTTAAGGCACCCAAACGCCAGGTCTGTATAGTAGGAGACCGTAGAGCGGTTTGGCAAAGGTAAGATTGTATCTTTACGTTAACTAAAAACATTAAATTATGATCAAATTATTTGGTTTTCAAGTGGATTTATTGCAATTTTTTACGGCGTTTTTGTTCGGAGTACGTACGGAGGGTGAACCCATCAATTTAGAGTACGGCGTTGAGCAACCGAAGCGCACTGTAAGGCCCCAGACGCAGCCAGACCAGTTCAAATGGATGAGTGATCTGAGGGTGAGTTCACTCCATGGGGTGCAACAAAGAGTTTATTATTAGAAAATAAATTTGGAGGTCAGAGTAATTTTTCGTATTTTTCCCACATAAATAAAATTTAAAAAATTAATTGTTATGAACAAGAAACCGTATTTTAGAGTAGAGTTAACAGAAGAAGACCAGATCCACGTAGAGTGTGATGGTTCGGGTCAAGAATTGATGAATTTGTTTGCAAACGTTATCAACGACAATCCTGATCTGGCTGAAGTGATCACTCTTGCTCTAATGGCTGTTTCCATGAGGAAAGATGAGGAAGCAGGTGTTGAGGGGTTAAGTGAAGATGATGTTCTTAACATGTTGGGTGGTGTGAAGCCAGTTGCGGAGGCGTAGGCTGGCGTAGTTCTTTAGTGTACATTTACGTTATAAATTAAAATTAAAATTATGGCTACAAGATCATTGATTGGGATTAATTTAGACAACGGGATTACTAAAATTGTTTACTGCCATTGGGATGGGTATCCATCTGGGGTGGGTCAGACGCTAATGGAAAATTACACTTCACCTACAAAAGTAGATGCGTTGTTGAGATTGGGTGATTTAAGTACACTGGCTTCAACTCCAGAACAATCAGTGGCTTACCACCGCGATAAGAAGGAACCGTGGGGGATGGTTGAACCCAGGGAAGTGAATACTAGTGAATTGGGTACCGTAGCCCAAGATTATGGGGTGGATTACGTGTACACTTATAACGATAATTTCGAATGGGATTGCTCCAGACTGAAGTATGCAGAAGGGGAGCTAGTACCAGTAAAGATAGTAGCCGACGTGGCTTAAAAACGGTTCATACTTTTAATTTTTAATGGTTAGAGGAGCTGGGTGTCTACCCGGCTCCCTCTTTCTATGCTTATGTGGCTGGTCAAGGCTAGCAGCGTACATTGATGTTATAAAATTAAAAGTTATGATTAAAATTATTAAGAACCTATACGGTTATTTGAGTTGTAAGTACTGTGGTAGAGATTGTGGATCGACTGGTTCAGGAATGTCTATTAACGGTATGTGTGAAAGATGTTATGAAAACGGAGGTGATGACGAATAGTTAAACCTAACGTGGCGGGGCAGAGTTCACTGCGTATATTTATAACGTAATTAAATTTAAAACGTATGAATATAAGCGCAGACACTCTCGCATTAATCCGCTCCGAAATTGGAGACTTCACAATATCACAGGTGGGTGGAAGGATCACACTCAGATTTGGCTTCTGGAAACGCGTCAACCTTTATCAACTTCAAGACATCCTAGGATCTCAAGCGATGGTGTTTGAGGACGAAATCGAGGATGACGATTGCCGAACCAGATGGAACTACAAGTTAGCTTAACGTGGTTGGGCAGGGCTCACATCGTATATTTACACCGTACTTAAAAATAAAAGTTATGAACAAAAAAGAAATCAAAAACGCGATTAACAAAGCAGCATATCAGTTTGCTGAGTCACTAGGTTACGAAGTGCATGATGATGGAATGGGTGGATCGGTTGCGTTCATCAAACCGGAAACAACAAATTCTGATGACACGATCGAGTGGAGCCGTAGTTACCATGATACATGCGTGTTGAATTGGGCTAGTGATGAGGCGAAAGCCGACGCCGACAAGATCGACATGCACATGGAGTCGATCATTGACGATCTTAAAGCTCAGTACGTTCCGAAAAAATAAGCGGAACGTGGCTGGTCAAAGCTATCTGCGTACATTTACGACGTACTTAAAATTAAACGTATGAACAGAATAAAAATGATGGCTCTATTGAGCGAAAAGTGGAAGGTGAAGTTCGTAAGAACGACTGAGGAGTTCAATGGTTCAACAGACGGCATCTGGATGTCTGGTGAGAACGGAGAGACAAACGGTGAAGGATTTGAGCTGTTCGATTATTATAATGAAAATTACGATCAGTATGAGTTCGGCGTTCACCACAGTATCAAGGAGTGGGCTGAAAGCAGAGGCTGGTACTTCGAGTGGAACGATCCAGGAACAATCATGTTGTGGAAGGATTAAAGCGAGGCGGGTCAAGACCCGCTTCATATATTTAACGTATAATAAAAATTAAAAATAAAAGTTATGAAGCAATTATTAGATCGCATTGGGTATTCAGTTGTAGGATTAATGGTATTATTATTCTTAGAAGGGATCGTCACATTAGGTAGTGCATTTAAATTCGAGACGTACAACTGGCTCGGGTACGTTGCACAAGCAATGCTCATTTACCTAGCCGTATGGCTCGCTAATAAAGCCTACGATGATGAAGCACCTAAGAAAAACCGTCCAACTACGTTCTAACGTGGTTGGTCATAGTTCGGTTCGTATATTCACGGTATAAAATTAATAAGTATGAAGCGTAAAAGCAAAACAAACGATCAAATGCTGATCGAGTTAATCAAGTCAAATACCCCGATGCAAAATGCATTATTAAGGGAACGTATAGTAACTATAATGAATGCTACAGTGGATAGCATCACCAACACCCCTGAGAGTTGGAGCAACGGGATAATCCATCCAGGATTGTATCTCGAGTTAAACGATAACGTGAACGAGAAAATCGGCTTTCAACTTAACAGTTAAGCGGGGCGGGGCAAAGCCCCGTTCGTATATTTACGTCGTAATAAAAAATAAAATATGAGCATGTTAAAATTCAATGACGGTGAAACGTTTGATTTAAGTGGGCCATTACGTTTAGAAAGACGAAAAGATGGACTGTATGTGGTGGGTGAAAACAGAATGATGGCTGTAAATGACGCTCTTGAAGGTAAGAAATACATTGAATTCACTAACTACCAACTCGCTCAAATGAGAAAGTGGGATGAGATTGACTTCAGAAACGACGATAGATTATAAATCATTAAACTAATAAAAGTATGTTAACGAAACGAATGAACGATTTAGAAAGACAAGCAGACGCGATTGAAGAAGCTGCAGTCAATAAGCAAATTAAGGATACAATCGATGTGAACACCTTAATGAACATGAACGATATGTATTACGTAGGCAACCTAGTGGATGTAGATGGTAATGGGTGGGTGACTAAAGCTGAAGCGCAAGCGATATTAAATGAAATAAGCTAATAATCAGCCATTAAATAAGCTATATAAACGATTATCAAGTACTAACCAATAAAGATATAATAAGATGAAAGTATTAATTAATAATAGTTGGATCGAGCTATCAGTATTTACGGGTATAATGTTCGGTATCGCTGAGGCCGAGGGTGAATTACTTATTATGGTGGGTCCGTTTGCCGTGATTATTAAGGCGCGGAAGTTTAAAAAACGCAACCGTAAGAAGCACCCGAACGAGCTGTAACGGGCACCCGGGCAACCGGGCACTCGGGCGCGTGACCGAAAAACCCTTATAGACGGTATCGAGACGATAGCGGTACAATAGCGGTTTGATAGCGAAGTGCTCCCACGGTAATTGCGGTCAATCGACGGGCCGTAGGCAACGCAAAAAAGCTATGGGTATTCTCAACACAAACACTATAAACATGGGCCGACAGGTATATACGAATATATTTGGCTCCAAATCGCGATTCTAATTTCCGAAAATACCCCTTTGTCCCACATTTGCAAATCCCCAAAAAGAGGTCTTGAACAAAACTCGTTTCAAGTGGCAAGGTATATACGTTATATTCACCTCAAATGTTAAACCATTAGCCATGATACGCCTCACCCACGATGAAGCCAAACAATACCGTCAATTAAATCCAGACACCGATTTCAAGTACCACATGAAGTCTGCTATCGGTTACACCCTTACCCCCGATACAAATAATCCAGGCTGGGAGTCCATCACATATTATGGTGCTAGTTGGATCGATCCTACTCTTACCCCACACAATCCTCATTACGTTTACGTTCTTTGTAACCCATCTATGCCGGGTATATGTAAGATTGGGTATACGACGACAACTGTTTATGATCGCGTTCGCCAGCTTAATTTAGCTACGGGTGTGATTACACCATGGTATCCTGTATTTGCATATAAGTGTCCTAACGGCCGTATGTTAGAGAGTGAAGTTCATAATGAACTCGAGAAATTAGGCGCACGGATCAACAAAAAACGTGAGGGTTTCTATATGTCGTCTGATGATGCGCGTAAAATTATTGAAAAATTAGGTTCTAAATATCAAAATCAATTGAATGAAAAAGATTAATTTATTAATGGTTATTATTACTTGGGTATTTGCTCACGTATTAGTTTATAACACCCACCACTATTTAGTGGAAATTTATGGTCATTATATCCATTTTATGTTAGCTGTATTTTTACTTGCGGTATATGTTCACTATCGTTTGTTTAATCATATGATCTCTAAAATTTCCACATATTTATAGTATATACGGATAGTTGTAGGGTAGTGGCTCTCAAACGGTTTTGACCAAGGAGAGTTACGTCTTATTTAAACTATTTATATTTATTGATAGCATGGCAATTTATAAAGTAAAAGCAGAAGATAAAGCAGCGTTGTTAAATCGTTTAGAAAGACTAAACGTTAATATCAACTCAAACGATTTGAAAAATAAATCTGCATTCCAAAACGGAACTGTTGTAAATTATTTTGAATTGTCTGTTAACGATCCTGAACAAGAAGAAAAAATTAACTCTATATTAAACCAATCACCCGCAATAAATAAAATAAGCGAAATGGAAAACAAGAAAAAAATGACTAAAGACGAATTGAAAGAAATGGTTCGTCAAGAATTGCAAGCTGTATTAGCTGAAAAGAAGAAAGTTAAAGACGAAGATAAAAAAGAAAAAATTGATGAGAATGAAGATGTAAGTGAAAGTTTACTTGCTGATGCTGCTCCAATTTTAGCTACTTTACTTGGTGTAGGTGGTACTTTAGCAGCTTCAATCATTGCTGACTTAAGAAAAGCAAAAACTCCAGAAGAAAAGAAACAAGTATTACAAAGCGTTGCTAACCAAATCAGCAAATCTAAAGGTTTCTAATAACTCCTAGGTAAATTTATAATTATCGAGCGGCTTGTGAAAACAAGTCGCTCTTTCTTTGGCTACACCATTTTCCGTTCGTACATTGAGTATTAAAAATAATAAAATAATGAGATACAAAGATCTACTATTACAAAAAGTTGAGCAGTTGGACATCATGATTAACAACTTGAACCTACTTGCTAGAGAAGGACAAATCAATGATGGTCACTTCGAACAACTAAAAGACCAAATTGAGGAAATTCGTTATCAAATTTCATTAGAAAACGAAGACTAATATATGTTAAGTCAAGAATGGCAGGGCATATTACATTGGGTTAAAACAGAATTAAATGAGCCTCAACGCACTCAACTTCTTACGTTATGTGAGAAGTTTGAGGCGACCCAATTACCTAAGAAAACTTTTTTTAAACTCGAGACGGAAGCCAAACCAAAGCGTCAATCTAAAAGAGATATACAGAATAAACTTATATCGGAAAACCCCAACGCAGATAATTTACAAAATATTTTAAAAGGATTTTAATATGGAAATAATAATAGGAATATTAGGATTTATAATTATAGTTCTAGGTTTTACAACTTGGAATCTATTAATGAAGAATGAAAAAGCAGAAGATTTAATTAATGAACAAGATACGTTAATTAATGATTTAACTTCTAGTGTAATTAAAATAGATGAAGTTATTACACAATTAGACTCATCAGGTGCATTTGAAAACGATGATGAAATAGGAACATTTTTTGAACAAATAAAAAGTATGAGAGATACTTTATTAAACAATTTAGATAAAAAAGTAGAAAATAATGTATAACGGATATTACGATAATGATAATTTCGATGCTGCTAAGTTTTTAGATGAACAGATGGGTCCTGCTTTAACTAAGAAAGGAAACGTACGTAAACGTAAACCAAAGCAACCTAGAATATATTTTACAGAGGATACAGAAAATGCGATTGTTGAATACTTATCACATACTGATCAAGATATTCGTAATAAAATATATAATACCCGTATTGCATATGGTTTTTATAAATTAGCAGAAAATATTATCCATACATTTAAGTTTTATTATACTGATATGGATACGATTGAAGATCTAAAACATGAAGTAGTAGCATTTCTTCTTGAGAAACTCCACCTATATAACCAAGATAAAGGTAAAGCATATTCATATTTCGGTACTATTGCTAAACGTTATTTAATAGTTTACAACCAGAACAACTATAAGAAACTACAAGAAAAAGTAAATATGGACGAAGTAAACGATGAAAATGATATGTTCGTCGATAATAACATAGGTTTAGATGAGGAGAAGAATGAGCTTAATATGTTTTTAGATCAATATGTTGCTTACATTGATAAGCACATTTATACTATATTTCCTAAACAACACGATGCACGAACAGCGGATGCTATTATTGAATTATTCCGTAAGAGAGAAAATTTAGAAATATTCAATAAAAAAGCATTATACATTTATATTCGTGAAATTACAGATGTTGATACACCTCAAATTACTAAGATCATTAAAAAATTAGATACAATACGTCTTAAATTATTTAGTGAATTTTATGAACATGGATATATCAAAATGTAACCTTTATTTTTTTCATATTTATACGTAAATAACACATAAATATCATGGAAAATTTCAACCAAGTCATATTTGGTAAAAAAACTTTCTCGGATTTATTGCAGGATATATATAAGACTACGAAAAAAACTGAGGATAGAATCGAAGAGCTAATCATGGCTCTTAAACCATTCATCAATACTCCAGCAGATGCTGTGATGATTGTTCCACTTATTAAGGAATATCTGGACGTTCAGGTAAAAAATAATGATCATTTAGTAAGAATGGCATCTGTTGTTCAGAGAGCCATGACTAACAGCGCTTCTGCTGGTAGTAGTGACTTATTAATTTCTGAAGAAGAAAAAGAACAATTATTACTTGAAGTTAAGAAAATGGGGGATGAAACAAAACAATTAGAACATATTGATACTAATGCTACTAAAATATTAGAAAATGGCAATTAAGTATGGTTTATCATCTATAACAAAATCACCTACAACATCATCATCTTCTCCCTTTAAATTTAAGGTTGGGAAGGTGTTTGCTACTGTTATGGATGAAAAAACTCCTTCTAAAAAGGTTTTTGATGAATGTGGGGGTTGGCAGGGAATAGGTACTGTTTTATTTAAACCTTATAATAGTAGTAGGAACGAAGATAATTATATTGAAAACCAAACAAGCAAAACTGTATTAGGTTATTCAAAAGCTAAACCTCTTTTTCCAAATCAAAAATATTATCCTTTAAAAGGAGAATTAATCTTAATATTTTCTTTACCTTCAATAAACACACAAACAACAGATTCAAGTTCAACTCCATCATATTATTATATTACAAATATAAATTTATGGGGTAATAATCATCAAAATGCTCAAACAGCAGATCCAGAAGCTCCTTTAGGTTTAGGTTTTGAGGAAAATCAATCTATTGAATCAATTTTACCTTTTGAAGGTGATTATATACTTGAGGGAAGATTTGGAAATACTTTAAGATTTGGTTCTACGAATAAAATTAATACAGGAGAAAATTTTTGGAGTGATAGTGGAAAAAATGGTGATCCTATTACTATTTTAGCTAATGGTCATAGTTTTGGCAGTGGTACGTTATATGTTGAAGATATTAATAAAGATGCTTCTGCTTTGTATTTAACATCTACTCAAAAGGTTCCATTAGAGGTATCTAAGACAAAATTAAATCCTCTTTCTACAACGACCCTACCAAACAAATATTTAGAAGGTTCTCAAGCAATTCTAACATCTGATAGAGTTATTATAAATTCTAAAAAAGAAAATGTTTTAGTATTTGCTCAAAATAATATTGAATTATATACAAAAAATACTATTAGTTTAGATGCTGATGATAAATTTGTAATTAATTCACCTACTATTTTATTAGGATTAAATGGTAGCTCAGTCCCTGAAGAACCAGTACTATTAGGTAATGAAACTATTAAATTATTAAACTCATTACTTACAAGTTTATCTTCATTTAGTACTATATGCTCTTCAGCATTAAATGGATCTAAAGGTAGTCCTATAACTCAACTTAATACTGCCGCCAGAGGGTTAAAAGAATCAGTAGATAATTTAATCCCTAAATTAGAAAAAATTAAATCACAGAAAGTAAGAGTAGCAAAATAATGTCTAATACAATCAACATATCAGGGTTAGCATCTAATGCATCAGCCGCTAAAAATAAATTAGAATCTCTTAAAAATATAAATGTAGAGAAATTAGCAAAAGATAAGCTAAAACAACTAACAACAAGCCCTATTCAACGTATTTTAAACGATATTGAAGAAGCTAAAAGTAAAGTTGAAACTTTAAAAACAGATACTTTTGGTAAATTTGCAGATTTAGATAAACGTATTGAGAATAAGTCAATTACTAGGGAAGAGGCTGATAGGATTAAGCAAATTGTACAAGGTAATTTTGATAAGGAACAAGAAGAATTACAAGATTTTATAGCTGATAAAACAGAGGATTATCAAAAATTAATTAGTAATAGTAAAGAAGCAATTAATGCTAAATTAAAATTAGCAGATGAAAAAATTAAAGGTATTTTAAGGAAAAGTCATAAAAGAGTTAAAGGCAAAAATGCTAAAATAATAAAAGATTTATTAAGAGGAGCATTAAATGCCGCTAAAAAGAATCCTGTTCCTATAATCATGGCTTCTTTAACTATAACTTGTCAACTAGTTTCAGTAAGAAATAAAAGAATTGAAGAATTAGTTGATAATGTTAATAGTGTTATTGATAATATTCAATCTAAAGAAGACGTTAAAAAAGCAACTTTATTAAGAAATAATGCTATTAGAATTATAAATGAAAATGAAGCTAAAATTAATTCAATAAAGAGTATTTTAGAAAGAATTTCACTTATATTATCTATATTAGATATCATATTAGTATTAGCTGATGTACTTTTACCATTACCAACACCCCCAGGACCTTTACCTGATATTGTAACCCCAGCTAAAGAAAAATTTAGAAAAAAATATGAATTAGCTGTTGAAATATTAACTGGGTTATTAGCTGCTATTTCTATTATAAGATTATTATTAGACAGAATTATTGAAGAATTAGAAGAACAAAAAGAAAGACTTAAAGAAATTGATAAATTTTTTGACGAGCCTTCAAATCTATCGGCATTTGATAGAACTGATTTAGATGCAGTTTTACAAACATTATCACCATCAGGAAACTTAGGTACTATAGATTCGGGTTATAAAGGATTTACATTTGCTATAAAAGAAGAAAACGATTCAAGATTCGTCGTGGCTGGAAATTCTCGTCGTTATGCGGTTGCTTTAAATCGAGATAAGAATGAAGTATTACAATCTCAACGTTCTTTTACACTAGACCCTGACATTCTTATTGAAGAACTTAAATTAATCATAGATCAACAAAATCTTAAAGCTTAATATTTATTATTATGGATGCTAAACAATTCAAATCAGTTATTAAAGAAGCAGTTCGCGAAGCAGTTCGTGAAGAAATTGGCTTAATGTTATTGGAACAATTAAAAAGTGGAAATGCTGTACAAAGTAAACCACTTACTGAAAATCGTTCATTATCATTTGATAGTGGGGATGTTCATAGTGTTGGAATGAGATCACAAGTTGGTAACAAAATGGCAGAAATGTTCGGAATGCCAGCAGGTGCTAAACCTCAATCAAAAAACCTACAAGTAGATCCAAATAGTGATAACCCATTTGCTGCTTTTATTAATGATACTGCTAATAACCTTAGTCCTCAAGAAATGAGACAAATGTTACAATCACAAGGATAATGCCTACACCAAGAATATATCGTGTTGATCCTAGAGATTTGCAAAAAAATATTGCAATTGGTCTTAGTATTCCTTTTAATAAGTTCTCTGCTTTTAAAAGCACGTATAGTACTAAAGAACAGGTAAAATATAATTTAATTAATCTTTTATTAACTAATAAAGGTGAAAGAGTTGAAAATCCTGAATTTGGTTGTGATATTAAAAAGTCTATATTTGATTTTATCAACACGGATAATATTAATAAAATTAATAATAACATAAGGGTTGGTGTACAAACATTTATACCTGAAATAAATTTAGAAAACGTAATCATTACCCCTGAACCAGATCAAAACTATGTAAATGTAAAAGTTGAATATAGTATGAGAATATCAGGAGAAGCGGATGAAATACAAATTAACTTTGAATAATGTCTGAAACAAAAAACATATCGTATTTAAACAAAAGTTTTAGTGATTTTAAATCAACTTTGATTAATCATGCTAAGACTTATTTCCCTACAGTACATAATGATTTTTCAGATGCATCACCAGGAATGATGTTTATTGAAATGGCTTCTTATGTAGGAGACGTTTTATCTTTTTATCTAGACACTCAATTCCAAGAAAATTTACTCTTATACACAAAAGAAAAAAGCAATGCTTTATCTTTAGCTTATGCTTTGGGGTATAGACCTAAAATGTCATATGCTTCATATGTTGATTTACAAATGTCTCAAAGAGTACCTTTGATTACAAATTTATTAAACAATACACAAATTCCAGATAGTAATTATTATATGATAATTCCTGAGAATAGTGTTGTTGAAAGTATAAATGGTGTAAAATTTTTAACTACTGAATTGGTTGATTTTTCTAAAGAAGAAAATAGAACTATATTCTTTGAAAACACAGGATTTGCTAGAGTTACAAAAACCGTAAAAGCAATCTCAGCAGAAATTAAAACAACTACTGTTGATTTTGGACAAACCCCACAAAAATTCACAAGTACTACTATATCTGATAATCGAATATTAAATATATTACAAGTAACCGATAGTACAAATGGAATTTGGTATGAAGTACCATATTTAGCGCAACAAGGTATCCCACAAAGAGCAACAAACCCAACTTATAATACAGATTCTATTCCGTATTTATTAAGTTATATAGAATCACCTAAAAGATTTGTTACTAGATTTAAAGAAAATGGCGATTTAGAATTACAATTTGGAGCAGGTATTAATTCATCTTCAGATTCTTCTATATTACCTAATCCAAATAATTTAAGTATTGGTATAGATGCTAACGTATATGACCCAGCTAATTCATTTAATAAAGCAACCGTAGTAACTACTAGAGAATATGGATTAGCACCAACAGGTGTTTTAACTATAAAATATCTTGTAGGTGGTGGTGTTGCTTCTAATATTTCATCTAATGAAATCGTAAATAGAAAGTTTAATTTAGCTGATATTACTTTTAATGGTAATGTAACATCTCCACAAAACACTGATATTTTTAATAGTATGATTATAACTAATCCTGAACCTGCGGTTGGGGGTAGAGATGAAGATACTGTTGAAGAAATTAGACAAAATACCCTTTATTCATTCTCTTCTCAAAATAGAGTAGTAACTAAAGAAGATTACATTAATAGAGTACTTAGCATGCCTAGTCATTTTGGTTCTGTAGCTAAAGTATATGCAATTAATGATTTTGCTCTATCTCAAAATTCAGGAAATGATCGTTTATTAGATAATAACCCACTATCTATTAGTTTATATACTTTAGGATATAACGCTAATAAACAATTAATCATGCCATCTTCTGTATTAAAAAATAACATTAAAAATTATTTATCACAGTATAGAATGGCCACTGATGCTATTAATATTAAAAATGCTTATTATCTTAATATAGGTATTAATTTTGATATTTCTGTTTTACCAACGTTTAATAATAAAGAAGTATTAAGTAATTGTATAAAAGCATTAAAAGATAAATTTAGCATTGAAAATATGCAAATAAATAAACCATTAGTTATATCTGATGTAAATTCAACTTTATTACAAGTTAGAGGAGTTCAATCAATATCTAAGGTTGAAATTGTAAATAAATCTGGAGGTAATTATTCTCCATATAGCTATGATATTAATGGTGCTATTAGAAATAATATATTGTATCCTTCATTAGACCCATCTATATTTGAAATCAGATTCCCAGATATAGATATACAAGGAAGAATTGTAACTTTATAAATTAAATAAAATATGAACCTAGAAAAATTAAAAGGACACATTCCCGAGGCGGTCATAGCCCAAATTCCAGGAGTTATGGAAAAATTCCAAATAAATACTCCATTAAGATTAGCTCATTTCTTAGCACAATGTGGTCATGAATCAGGTGGATTTAGACTAACAAAAGAAAATTTGAATTACAGTGCTAAAGGATTAACAAACACATTTAGAAAATATTTTCCAACAGAAGCATCAGCTGCGGCATATGCTAGAAAACCTGAAAAAATTGCTAACAAGGTTTACGGTAATAGAATGGGTAATGGACCTGAATCTTCTGGTGATGGTGCTAAATTCTGTGGCCGTGGTTATATTCAATTAACAGGAAAAGACAATTATACTGCATTTGGTAAATCTATTAATGAAGACTTAATATCAGACCCAACAGTAGTAGCAGGAAAATATGCTTTACTATCAGCTGCATGGTTCTTCAGTAAAAATGGTTTACATAAATTAGCAGATGGTGGTGCAACTGATGCAGTTGTTACACAAATCACTAAGCGTGTTAACGGTGGAACTATTGGATTAGCAGATAGAATTAAACACTTTAAAGAATATCATGCATTATTAGCATAATATTTTAAATAACACATAATTAAATAGGAGTTTCCGGTTGCTATATTTATATGTAGCATAACCGGAAACTCTTTTACATGGCCGTATATAAATTATTCCCTGAAAAGGACGCAACAATTTTCTCATATTACCCTGCAGTTA